CTACTGCCGTTCGATCCGCGAAGCTCCATTCTCCTTCGTGACGGTTATGCGGTGAGGATAGTTCTCCTGCACGAGTCCGTGGGATACGACCAGCGCCGTCACGGACTGCTTGTTGAGCGCTGCGAAGACGCTTGCAAGTCCATCCGCGTCCACGGCGTCAAGGATTTCATCCATGCAGAGCAGGTCGAGTCCTCCGCCGTAGGGGCAATTGCCGTTCACCAGCCGTTGCATGGCGAGGATCGAGGCGGTGTTCACGCGTGCCCGCTCCCCCTCGGAAAGTTTCAGGATGCTGCCGGCATCCATTCCGTCGCGTATCACCGTGACGGAGATCTTCTCGCGCACGACACCGCTCTTGAGGGTCGTGTACCCTGCGAGATTCACGCGCAGGTCGGAGCCGAGGTCTTCGAGTACGCGGTTTATCATACCTGCGAGAGCCTCTATCTTCGTGTTGGCCAGATAGGTCCGAAAGAGCACGAAACGTTGCTGCTGCGTTTCCAGCGCCGTACGCCGTTCCACGGCCTGCGAGTGCCGCGCCATCAGTTCCGAGTTTCGGCGCCGGTACTCTTTCAGCGATTTGCGGAGCGATGCCGCAAGTTCCGATGCCGTGGCATGTTCGAGCTCGGCGGCCGTCTGCCGCAGGGTCTCTATGGAGCTTTCGGCTGCCGCCATACGCTCGCGGCATTCATCGATCGACCGTTCCGCGGCCTTGCGAAGGTCGACGAGGCGGTCGCATGCTTCGTCGAAGAGTGCACGACGCATATCTTCTACCTCGCGGGTACGTGCGGCGACATGGTCGCGGATGCGCTGCATATTGAACTTCGCGCCCTCCATCTCGTATTCCGCTGCGTCTACGGCACGCGTGGCCTTGGCCATACGCTCCTCCCAGCCGCGGCGCAGGGCCTCCAGCTCGCGGGTGCGGGTCTGCACGGCGGTTATCATCTGCGCGACCTTCTCGGCTTCGAGTTCGTTGTCCTGAAGTTCCTGCTTCACCTGTGTGAGCTCCGCTTCGCGACCTTCGAGCTGCCCTTGCGCCGCCGCCACGTCGAATGCACCGTCTGCTACAAGAAAACGATGTGCGCAGGCAGGGCACTCCACCACGCCTGCCAGACGCGCGTGGAGCGTCTCTACAGCCGCCGTCACGGTACGCTTGCGCCGCTGCAGTTCCACGACTTCGGCATTCATCCGTGTAAGGCGTTCTTCGAGGCTGCGCATTTGGTCGCACAGTGCGACGCCTTTCTCCGCAGCCTCCTCCTTGAAGCAGTCGAACTCTTTGCGCCGCAGGATAAGTTCTACCTCTGCCGTGGCCAGCTTATGGCCTATTCCTGCTATGATCTGCGTCCACTTGTCCATCTCCGCCCGGGAGGTCTCTATCTCCTTGTGTTTGTCCGCCGCCACATGCCCCCAATCCGTCAGCGGAGCATCTGTCAGGGGTGCGAGCAATTCCCGTACGCGGGTCATACACGCCGCAAGCGGCTCTGCGGAGTCCTCCACCTTCTGCACTCGACCCTCGGCTTCGGCGATGCGGCACAAGAACCGCTCCTGACGGGCGATCTCCTCGCCGCACTCGCGCACAGCACTCCGCTTGGCGGCTATCGTTTCATGTATCGAGGCGATCTTCTGTTTCCGAGAAAGTTCCTTTTCGCTGCGGGACTCCTCTTCGTGAGCGATCTGCTCGGATAGCATTGCGATACGCCCGTCGATGGAGGCTATCTCCAGCTCCGCAGCCCGCAGTTCCTCCTGCAGCGGCACAAGGTCTTCTCCGACCGAGGCGATGGCACGGTCCACGCTGTCGCCGCCGCTGAAGCGGTTGATGATCTCCTTTTTCTCCCGGTCCGATGCCGAGAGGAAGTCCGCATAACGGTGACGCGAGAGAATGAATGCGAAGAAGAGCTCCTCGCGTGTGATGCCGAGCCGTTCGAGGATGTAGCGATTGGCGGCGTCGACGCTGGGCTGCGCTACCTCTCCGGTTTTCCCGTCCTGCGTGAGCAGGCATCGCACCGAAGCCGTACCACGGCGGGGTACGGTACGCTCGATGCGCATCTCCTCGCCCGTGGCCCGGTTGCCGAGCGTAAGGGTCACACGGCACTCTTCGGCCGCATCGTTTACGACCTCCTCGGCGCGGACCTTGCGCAAGGGGCTACCCGTCAGTCCGAGCGTGATGGCTTCGATGAGCGTCGACTTGCCTGCTCCGTTGCTGCGCTGCGACTCGTTGTCGGCATTGTGCCCGAATATGAGCGTCGTCGTACCTTCGGCCGGCGCATAGTCCAGCGTGCGGAAGGAGCATATATCGGTTGCGGAGATATGTTTCAGATACCACATGATGTACGGTCTATTTTGTTAAGGTAAGCGATTCCGAGCTCCACGTCGTCGATGCCTCTCCCTGCGCAGAAGTCCTCGTAAGCGCGGCGCAGGCGTGCGCCGTCGAATTTGTCGAGCACATCTTCCTCGGGCGCGGCCGGTATCGGGGCGGTGTCGCTGAGGACTTCGACCTTGTTGGCTCCGGCATCGAGCAGCCGCTGGCGGTCCACGGTATCGGTCTGCGAAGCCCGCACACGAACCTTGAGGCGGCAGCGGACGTCGGCGCGCAACTCGTCGATGCGGTCGAAAAGGTGTATGCCGACCTTATCGGCCGACGTATCGAGGACCTTATAGCGGATGTTGGCCTCGTTCTGCACGAACTCCGACGAACCGTCCGTGCAGAGGATCGTATAGCCTTTGGCTTCATCCTCGCCGAAGTTGAACTGGCGGCTCGATCCGACGTATTCGATACGGGTGCCGGGCACGACGGCGCGATTGTGGTAATGCCCCGCGAAGACACGGTCGAAGGGGTCGAAAATGCGGGGCGGCAGCTCGCACGGCGCTGCCGTGGCGAGGGCTCCGTTCACGCCCTCGTGGATATAGAGGTAGTTGAGTTTGCCCTCCACAAGACCGCTCGTCGCAAGGGCCGCCAGACGCGACGTAAAGCTTCCGCCTTCGGGGAAATAGCCCATCATGTGTAGTGAGAACGCCCACGCAGGGTCATCGAGCGTCAGGATGTCGTCTACGACCGTGACCGAAGGGTGGCAGTCGAAGACGTGGCAGTAGCCGCGCAGGTCTTCCTGATTCACCTTGTCGTGATTGCCTTCGGCAATCGTAAGACGGATGCCGGCCCCGGCTGCACGCAGCAGGGCGTCGTGTACCGCGAGCAGGACGTCGAGCGTCTGCGCGCTGCGGCTTTGGAAAAGGTCGCCGCCAAGGGCTATATCGCGGATGCTGCGCTCGCGACAGAGTGCCAGCGCTTCGTCCCAGTTACGGTCGAATTCGGCAATATCGTTTTTGGAGACGTGCATGTCGTTCATCAGAAGCATGCACGGTCGTTTATTTCTTGTCATGAGTCAAATCGTTGAAAAAGGGGTGCGCACGGTGCGCCCCCGTAAGATGAAAAGAATCGACGTCAGGAATGTTTATCGCCTGCGAGGTGCAGAAACCTCCTCCTGCATCCCGGCGGCTGCCGGTGCGGCTTCAGGGTCATCTTGTGCCGCGGCCGTGTCTGCGACGGCATCCTCGATCATGTCGAGCAGCTCATCGTTAGTCGCCGAGCGTGTGACGCGCACCGGAAGTTTCTCCTGCTCGATGAAACTGCGGAGCATGGCCCTCAGTTCTTGCCCCTCTTCGGTTTTGTCGCCCAAACCCTTGGCCCGGAGCTCCTCGAAGCGATTGCACAGGCCCTCGAGCGTAAGGGCTCCGGCAGCTGCATTCTCGCGTGCCTCTTTCGTACGGCGATCGAAGCTGAACGATGAAGTATCCTCTTTAGGTATCTCGGCGCGGAAGGTTTCCACGGCCTCTGTCATCTCTGAGCTCTGCATCACGCGTAGACCGTAGCGGATGTCGCACTGGGTGAGGAAGACGAGCGTCGCCTCGAAATGGTAGCGCGTATAGCGATAGATGATCTCCGGAATGCGGGGACTGTTCAGGAGTATCGTGAGCTCTTCCTTCGAAAGGCCCTCATTGTCGGACTCGTTGTCTATGGAGAAGCAATATTCGGTCTTGCCTCCATTGCGACGCTTCTCGACTTCCACGGGATAGGCGCTATACACGGATGAGATGGGACACGGATGCTGGGGATTCTTCTGGAGTTTCTTTTCCCAGAGTTTGAAGCGTCGTTCGTCGAGTTCCTTGAACTGTGCGTGCGAGAGCGTGAGCAATTGCAATCCTTTGGCGCGTTCCTTCAGATCGATGACGTACATGGCATGTCCGTATCCGAATTTGAGACCCCCTCCATAGCTGCCGCCCGCTATCTTTTCGGCGAGCTTCTCATCACCTGCTGTGCGGGCGGCCTCGGAGGCCAGACGACGGTAGGTGTCGATGAGATCGAGCGTATAGCCGGCCTCCGTGGCACGGGGTACGGTGACATACATGCTCTGCGTCTTCTCCCCGCCTGCGGGGCGCTGGAGTTCCATCAGCAACTGCCGGACGGGATACTCGTACCCGCGGCGCTCTACAGTATCCGTGCGGCTCGGGGCGATGGGCAGTACGCGCAGGCGATAGGTTCCCAGCCTGTCGAAACGGAAGAACTCGGTTTTGGCGAACGATTTGTTCTCTTCAATGGCGCGGGCCTGCGCCTCGGAAAACGACTCCTCCTGAGAGAGGAAGAGTTCCTCCACAGAGGCACCCTCGGTACCCCGTACGTCGTAATTGTCTTGCATCATGGTTGCGATGTGTGATAGTTAATACTGCCGAGGATCGGGGCTCTGATCCGGCTTCGGTACTGCCGGGAACCGTCTGGTTTACTCGATATGCCGTGAAAAAAACCGGTGCTCGATGCTCGCAGCTCCGGCTTAACTATCACGCTCCCCGAAGAGGCGGGGAACCATCAAATTGAACGCGTTTTCTTTCAAGGAAGCGCACTGCAAAATTATAGGTCTTGTTTTGAAAATGCAAATATCGGATATTTAGTTTTTTATGAATTATTTCAAATTCTTGACGTAGGCGCGGATAACGTCGCTTTCCCAATGCGGGATTTCAACAGTGGTGCTTGCGTGTGTTATTTCTTCCATGCTCTGCATGCGTACGATTTGCGCCCAATGATCCACGATGTAGCGATCCAGCAATGTACGCCGCAGGCGGGCATAGTAACGCTCGCGCTCGGGCGTGAGGAGCTTGCCGCGGCGGCAGTAGCAACCCTCTCGCTCGTAGCGTTTCATGTAACGGCGGAATTTGGGCTTGCGCAGCGCAGGGTCGTCCGAGGCTGCGCAGACGAGAGCCACGGTCTGCGGATGCGGGAATCTTCGCTGTGAATGCGGGCAGAGCAGCATCAGAATGTTGTAGACCGCAGGCGCCTCGTTGTAGAGCATGAACCCTATGGGCGTCTGGTTGAAAGGGAAGCGCTTAAAGCTTCCCCGCGGGCGTCCCCCGCGATTTTTTGTTCCGGGCTGCGGAGGACGTAGGGATACCTTCCGGCAGCGACTCTTCGTTCTTCGTGTCATGACATTCGGTTTTGTCGGGTGAAGCGGCAGGCACTGCGAAACCTGCGCCCCGTGCGATGTTGCGGCGGCTCTCCACGTCGCGCGTGATGTTCATTCTCTTTTTCATTGTAATAAGATTTTAGGTCATATAAGAGAAACTGAGCTCTGTAGTTACGTTGTAAGCCCCGCTCTCGTGCATGAGGATCGTGCGCGAACCGGCCTTGATGACGAACGAGCAGCCACGGTTGTAGACGTGGTCGTCGTTGAAATTGGCCATCGTCTGCCGGCAGCCGAAGCGAGGCGGGGAGATGACGTTGGGGATCGTGGCGATGGAGCCCCAGTTGTTCGACGAACGCAGGGCCGTGTTGATGATGCCCTGCACGCAGACGATGTTGCCGATCTGCCGGGCCCAAAGCGTTCCGGCATTCTCGCCGCCGCATTCGAGCCACCCCGTGTCCGTAATCTTCTTCTCGTACTCCGGAGCATAGGCAGCACCGATATTCTGGCACGCCAAGCGCCGGGCATTGTCGTCCTTGAACGTAAGATCCGCGAGGTTCTGGTCACGGCGTACATAGGCGATAAGATCATCCACGCCGGCAGCGGCAAGTACCCCGCGCAGCGCCTTACGGGCCTCGACCGTCGCCTTGCCCTGACGGACGAGGTACGAGACGTAATCCTGCAGCGACTGCCCGAGTGCCGCGAAACGGCCGTCCGACTCGTTGCGGGTATAGAGTTCCAGATTGGCAGCCACCGTAGCCTTGTCCTGCGTGTTGTAGCCCGCCATGAGCCGCGGGGCGTACTTCGAGAGTTCGCGCACCACGGACGAGGTCGTCACGTAGCCCTCGCTCTGGTTCTGCTGGCCGCCGCTTTCGTCCCTGCCGGCGAAGGTTCCCGTGCGTATCGCCTCGAGTTTGGCCTTATGTTCTGTGGTGAAGACTGCACCCTGATAGGCGGCGTCGTTGTCCAGCTTCCCAGCCAGCAGCGCATCCACCTCCTCGATCGAATAAACGTTGATGTTGTGACGTGCCTTATCCTTATCCTCCACATCCGCGAGATTCGAGGCTTTGGAAAGTTTCATATCCCCTGTGCCCCGGCGTTCGGCGTCGAGGTTCTCGCGAGCCCGCTGCTGACGCTCCTGCTTCAGGGCAATGATCTCCTCGGGGCTCTTGCCTTCGACTTCTGCAGCCGTAAGGGATGCGAACTCCGCGAGGAAGTTTTTTGTCTGCAGGAAACGGCCGTCGCATTCCGAAGAGGAATAGACCCCCAGCACGTTGCGGGCCGCGGCCTTGTCCGCGAGGTCCGCGAGGTTGTCCGCACAATTGAGTTTGCCGCCCAACGCACGGGATACGTCCTCCGTGGTTGCGAAGCCCGCGCTGCCCTCCATGAGGCTGCCTGCGACAATGGCGTCCAACTTGCGGCGGTACTCCGTGGTGAAGTCTTCCGTGCTGAGCCCCTTGCCCTCGACCGCATTCACCTTTGCGGCCAGTGCCTGCGTGAAGGAAGCCTGCGAGACGTATAGCTCCGCAATGGGCCTTCCTGAGATGCGTAGTTCCGAGGCGACGTCTACCCAACTGCGAGCGCTGAGCGTGAGACCGCCCAAATCGTTGTGCAGGCTCAAGTGTACCGATTCCCCGTTTCCGTAACCCAGCCATGCAATGCGCACACCCTCCTTGTCCTGCCACTGAAGGAGGTTCTGCAGCGCTGCCTCCTTCTTGTCGTAGAGCGTGTTGCGCAGGGTTATGCCCCCGGCGGCGCTACGCACCTCAAAGCCTCCCGCGACCGCGACTGTTCCTGTCCGTCCTTCCGCCAGCAGCAGGGGCACGGAGTTGCGGCCATCGTATACCGCGAAATTGCGGTAGCGGTCTTCGGCGCCGCGATATCCACGACGGTTCACGCTCACCGTACCCTCGTCCGTATTGTCGGCTGTGTTGAACAGGTCGCCGCCTTCGATATGGAGCGCTCCGAGGCGGCCGCTGACGGCCGTAAGGTGCGGGATGTGCACGCCCTCGCCGCTCACGCGCACGAGAGGTGTCTCATCCTGCCTATAGAGTGTGAAGGACCCGTCGGTGGCGATCTCCACGCGACTGACGGGCTGCTCCTGATGGCAGAGTGACACTTCCGCGGCTCCCGAATCCCGCACCAGCCCCTGCAGGCTGTAGCTTCCGTCGGGAGAGACGACAGAGAAGCCCGTCTTGCATTCGAACTGCTTCTCCACACTCACGGAGCCTGCCAACGTGAGGTCTTTATGAACAGTCTGTCGTGCGAAAGGGCTTTCCAGCAATACGGCATAACGGCCGATGAACTTGTCTATGAAACGCGGTGCATAATCCTCGCGCAGCTCGATATAGCCCGGCAGGGCGCCCGTCACCTCGTCCTCGGTCTGTGGAACCGATGTCGCCCCCGAGCATAGATAGCAGCAGCGGCCGTGCTTGTTCACGTCCCCGGCATAGGCGATCGTCTCGTAGTGGTTCTTCTCGTAGATGTAGTACGGCAACGACACCTCCGCGGCACCTTCGAAGGGGCGCACACGACCGCCGATCCACACGTAGCCGGGCGTGATACGCCCGTCGGCGACCTCGCAACCCGAGATGATGAAGTTCGAGCACCCTTCGAAGATCGAGGTCATGCTCCGGGCGAGTTCCTGCAGGTTCAGCAAGTCGTCGTTGTAGGTGTAACGTCCGCCCGTCTTGGCAATGTATTCTTTCACTATGGTGTGGTTTGAGTCTCCGTTTTTCCGTCCTCGATACGGACGAGGTAGGTCTTGCCGGCGAGGCGGTAACGCTCGACGGTGTGCGTGAGCATGTGTACGAACTCGCTGGCGGGAAGCGTAACGGCAGGCACGCAGACCGTGAAGCTCGCGCGTAGCACGGCCCGCTCCTCGGCTTCGAGATACATGCGCCGGGGTGCTTCCTCCTCCGTGTCCGCAACCTGCTCGCCCGCGAACCACACGGTGAAGGGACGTCCGTAACGGGCATCCTCGAAGTAGAGGTCCACACCCACGGTAGCCCCTTCCGAGATGGTTATCCGCTGCGCAGCGTCTGCGAAGTAGCTCCCGAAGCGGTGATTGAGGAACCACTCGAAATAGAAGACCTGCGAGGTCATGGCCGCCTCGATGCGTCGCTCGTGTGCCCACACGCAGAAGCGGTCGTTCAAGGTTTGCAGCGGCCATACGAGGCTCTGCACCCAAAGTATGAAACGCCGCCCCGGCAGGTAGTGCGGGACCAGACGGTTCACGAGTCTGTCGATGGGGAGTCTGTAGCGCATCCGTTGTCTATTACGAGTTTTAGGGCCTGCCGGAAGGTGGGAAGCTCTGCCTCGGCATCCTTGCCTGAAGATTCCCGCACGTAGCCCGACGAGGTAAGGGTCATGCGTTCTATGTGCTGAGGGGGCTGCAGATGTCCGTCGCCGTCGTACGAAGCGAGAAAGAGTCCCTGTGCGGGTGTGGCTCGGGCGTCGGCCCAGACATCCGTGACATGTTCTACTCGTCGCAACGCCTCCCATACGCGGTTGACGTAGATAGCAGCGTCGAAGTCTATGTTCATGACATACTCGGCCAGCGCAGCCTCGAGAGCGTCGTAGAGCTCCGCCTCGGGTACCGCACCGTCCCAGTAGACTGTAACGCGGGGAATGAGTACGTCGCCCGGACGGCTGATGACCTCGATGCGTGTGCCGGCGAACTTGATGCGGTTCACATAGGCCGTGATTTGCATCAACTCCTCGGCCTCGATCTCACGCAGCGTTCCGCGCTCCCCAGTGGCGACCTTCAGAATCAGCTTGCTGTCCACGTTCCGGTCGTCCGTACTCTCGGTATAGGATACCTGTGTGACGATACGCTTCGTGGGGTCCTCGCTGGCATAGCCGAACCCCAGTCCGTCCTCGCGCACCCGGAGCGTGTCGCCCTTCTGATACCTGAGCAGCGCCTCGGCGTAGTAGCGAGGCGTGCCGTTGATACGGCTGTCGAGTGTCTCGGAGACATCCACGGCAAAGACATCGAGGATCGACTCGAAGGTGTAGATCAGCGCCGCGACCATCCATGCCACGCCGTTCATGACCGACATCTTCGAATCGTTCGAAAATTCTGCAAGTTCCAGACGTTTGTTGCGCTCGGCAACGGCTTCCTCGTATATCTGTCGTATGGTTCTGCTCATCGTTTTCTGTGGCTTAATCGTTCGCTCCGCCGGAATGCGGAGGAGGTGTAGGTCCGGGTTCTGGCTCCGGCTCTGGCTCTGGCTCTGGCTCCGGTTCCTCGGGTTCTGGTTCCGGTACCGCTTCGTAAACATACTCTTCGCCGCAGATTGTAAAGCGCCATGGGGCGCCCTCGTTCCACGCCTCCTCGTGCGTCAGCAGCCATACGGCCTCCATGCCGCACGAGAGGATGTAGTTCAGTTCTTCGTCACGCGCCGGTTCACGGTACTCGCCCGAAGGACGCACGGAGAGCGTCACGTGGCATGCGCGGCGGCCGTAATGTCTGCGCACGAGATCCGTGAGCCACCCGTCGAGCACCTGTCGCTGCACCTCTGCGCTCGACAGGTCGAGGCGCATAAGGTTGCGACACTCGATCAGCGGCCGCAGATCGTCGCATACGGCATCCCGCAAGTCGAGGGCATAGAGACCTTCCATAAGCGGCAGGAAGCTCAGCGGCGCCCGCCACCGGCGCAGGGCGAGTTCCTCGACATGCAGAGGCCGCAGCAGCAGGAGTTCCTGTGCCTCGAGATCCGAGAGGTCGGCCTCGCGAAGTTCGATGTCTCCATAAAGACGTACGATGCGCGTCGTGGCCACGCTGTTATCGAAGGTGTGGCGCAGGATCGCAGGCTGTACCTCCAGCCCCACAGTCTGCAGGGGCGCGTTGTCGCCCCAGTCGATCTCCGCCATTCCGCGGCCCGAGAGGGAGAAAAACACACCGGATGTTGCGGCAGGGAGGCACAGCTCCAAACGCCGTGGCTGCGATGTCTGCCGAAAATAAACGCGTCGCTCTCCGCTGGCGGGCGTGATGCCCTCGCGCCGCAGGTAGGCCGCCGTCTCGGCATCTATGAGGTAGTCGTCCGAGTAGTCCAGCCGGTCGCCCGCGTGCAGCTCTGTGTCCATCGAGAGCCGGCGGTTCGAGACCAGCAGGTCCGTGATGCCCTCGATCGAGCCGTAGATGTCGAGCGCCACGTCATAGAGGTTCTGCCCTGTGATTACCGTATACCGTCCCATCGAGTGTATCTGTTATTCCTTCTCCGTGACGTCGAGCAGTAGCTCGCCTGTTTCGGAATCCATGTATGCGTTGTTGATGATCATTCTGTCGTTCTCGAACTCCCGCTGCAGCCGTGCCGCGAGGCCCGTCGTCTCGAAGTTGCCGTGCAGGAAGTCGATGAGTCCCACGCCCGTAGTCGGGTGTTGGTAGAGGCTTCCCGGAGAGGCTTTCAGCAGGAAGACCTCGTTCTGGCGCAGGGCCGCACCGATGCGCACGTCCGTATCCGTACCACTATAGAGCTCCAGTGTGCCGCCTCGCCGCACGAGGCGGAAGAGGCTGTCCGCATTCACCTCGGCATATTCCGAGAGGCGTATGACAACGCCACCGGTACGCTGCACATCGAACCACGGCGTATTGTTCGCAGGATTTACCATATAGTGCTCCCCGCCTCCCGGCGTCGCAATGTGGAAGCGAACGCGCAGAGGCAGGTAAACGGCCGTATAGGGAATCCGCACATGGACACTGCTGCCCTCGTCGTAGCGCCTCTCCGCCTCCTGTGCGAGGAAAATCTCTCCGTAGGCATAGTGTTCGTTATCCATACCCGCGACCTCTTCCAGCAAAACGAAGTCGTAGATGACTCTGCCCGCTGGATTGTCCGCGGTAACCAGCTCTCCATAGGTGGAGTCGACCAGTATGTCCTCCCGTGCCATGCTTCATATCGTGATGTCGTTCGGTTGAAGAATAGTGACCGAGCAGGACAAGTGTTTGGAGTGGAGCGGGACCCGAGCGGACAGAAGTCGCATTTTGTTTTGTCCCCGAGATGCGCTATATTTGTCATTCATGGGAATAAATATATCCATTGGAGGACACGCCGTTGTAACTTTGATATTCGACGTATGAAAAAATTTAAGATCACACAGCAAGACTACCTTAAAGCCCACCGAAAGGCTGACCGCGAGGCGGAGATCGAGCGACACGGCAAATCTGCGCATCTGCGGCGGACAGTGCATCGCTCGAAGAAAACATACGATCGCAAACGCGAGAAGGCAGGAATCCGCAAGATCCTGCCTTTTTCGTTACTCCGCCCGACGATTGTTTACTCCGCCTGACAGTTATCGAAGATGCGCTCTACTGTGGCCCACATGTCATCCGGCAGGGTCTTCTCCGAAAGTTTCTCGCACGCTTCCCGCAGGTAGTCGAGTTCTTCGCGTGAGAAGTCCGCCACAAGGGGCGTCTCCTTGTCCGTATCCCACTCTATGCGGTCCGTTTCCTCCACACGATGCAGGCCCACCGCCTCGCGTTCAGCATCCGTAAGGGCTATTTTCTGCAGAATGCCCTTCTTGAGGTTGAACTCTCTGTAATTACCCTTGTCGGGCAGCAGCGCCGGCAGGTAAAGCCGGTCTTTGATCGTCATTTCCATACGTTGTATCTTGTTATCTGGATTGTCGTGCGGGCGCCGGCACATCCGAGGTTGCGGCCGGTACGGCCGCGGTGCACTCCTCGACGATCTGCCGGATAAACTCTATGGATTTACCGACGTAGTACGGAATCTCTTCCGAAAAGGGAAGGTTGCAGGTGAAGTCGTTTCCGTCGAAATAGATGTTTCCGCGGTATTCTTCCGCGGCGGCATCGCTTGCCATAGAGTAAATGTTGAATTGTACGCGTTGCAGTGTGCCGTTGACGGTCGAATATTCGATAGCGAAAGTTGCCTTCTCGGTCTGCTGGCGGGCCGTGCGCGTGACAATGGTGCTGGTGATCTCCATATTGCTTTTTTGGCTGTTTACCGAAGGTTAGGGCGCACGACTGGCAATGGTTTGAGCCGCGCTCATCTTTTATGTGAAATCGGCCGTAGAGATGATGACGAAGTTGAACGATCCGTCGTTGGCCGAGGCGTCATCCTGTGTCTGTACAATAAAAGAGGTCGAGTATTGGTTCTTCACGGTGGCATAGATCGGCGTGCTTTGCACGGGGCTTGTCTTGCCCGAGAGCATGACCATGTATTTGTTCACGGACAAAGTCCACGGTAATCCCACAGTAAAGAGTCCCGCTCCCGTACGGCGTACCGTAACCTTGCTGCCGTCATAGGTCTTCTGTCGGAGCGTGAGGCTGCTCGTGGAATTGAGCGTTACGGACCCCATGGCCAGGTATTGCATGTATTCGCCGTATTGGGACGTGGTGCCAAGATCGCGGCGGTTCAGCACGATCCATCCGTAGAAGGTCGAAGAGGTGCCGAAGCCTATCAGCTCTACGACTTGGCGCGACATGTTGAGTTTCGAGGCCAGACGTCCGTTCTCGTAAAAATATTTTCCCGCAGGTGCCGTGAAGGTACTCGTGCCGTAGACATACTCGCTGCCGTAGCGATAGTGTGTCAAGCAAAGACGGCGGCCCGACTGGCTCACATCCCATGGCAGTTCCGGCTGCCCGATATTCCAACCTCCCGAGTCCTGTCCCGCCATGATGCAGATGTTATCGTACTTGTCCGCATCGGGTTTGTTCGTCGAAGAGCTGCTGCCGCCCACATCGACCCAGATCGAATCGTCGACCTTCACGAAGGGGCTGCGCAAGGTGCCCTTGATAATGGCATCCTGTATCGTCGCGCCTTTCATCGTAAGCACGCCGGCCGCCGTCCACGAGATGTTGTTCTTGGCAAGGTATCCCGAACCATTGGCCGACAGACGCCAGTAAGAACCGTTATAAATATTACCCGTAGAGCTTAGATATACAGCTCCTGCATAGAGAGACGAGGAGGTAAGGGTCCAGCCGCCGATCTTGCCGCCTACGGCTGTAATGCCTGTGCGGTCAAGCGTAACCTTGACCGTATTGCTGGCGTTACGAACCGAGATACTGCCGTTATAGGTACTGCCGCCCACGACGAGTGCGGAATCGACCTGAATCTGGTTGGCGCGGATGGTGCCTGTGTATATACCCGTGGAACCAATGTAGGTCAGCGGGTGTTCCTTGAGCGTAGTGTCGGATCCCTGTGCCAGCGCAATGAAGCGGTGGCGGCGAATCTCCTCCTCGACGGCAGCCGTAAGCGTGCGCGGTGCCGCAGCGTAAGCCATCGAGGTGCCGCTCTGGAAGATCAGGTCCGAGTTGTAGGCGATCTGCGGTGCCGGAGGTATCGGCGAGGGACTCATATAAGTGCTCACGATGGGTTGGTCCGAGTAGAGATGGTACACGGCACCCGTGGTCCCGCCCCCGCGCAGGAATATTGCGAACATACAGTAATTGCCGCAATGCCCCGCACCGCCGAACATACGACAGTAACTCTCTTGAAGATCATAAATATCCCACCCGTATTCTACACCGCCCCAACCGCCGAAGTTCGTTTTGATCAGAAGGTTCAGCCCCCCTTTGTGCGTCGGGCTGTACCATGTGTCCGGTGCCAGTTCGTGGTAAGCACGCCGGATCATGATGTCGCGCTGCACGGTCTGGTCTCCGCCCTTGAAAATAACGGGATAATATTTCGTTGCTTCGCCGTTGATGATGACCTGTTTATAATAGCGGTAGCCATAGTTGGCGCTCTTGGCCGTTTCGATGTCGTTCTTCCACTGAAGCGACACAGACGAAGAGAAGGTTACAGCACCGGAGGCGTTCCATGAAATATTGCCCGAGGCAATCGACCCTGAACCATCATTGTTCAGTTTCCATTTCGAGCCGTTCGTAATGGACCCGTCAGCACCCAGCGAAACGTTGTTTTTCCAGATGCGTGAAGTCTCGATGTTCCACCCGGCAACCGTATTGGCAGCGCCGAACTGAGCGATACACGTTCCCGCCGCGTTCGTGGCAAAGAAGCCGAAGTCCTTGTCCGAATTGTAGTATATCTGCACGCGTTTGCCCGTCCCCACGCCGGAATTCGCCCCATAGACGACCAACCGTTTAGTGTTGCTGTCAAGTAAAATATTTCCTCCCGAGAGCGACGTGGCGCCTATTGTCCAGCCGCCGATCTTACCCCGCGAGAAGGTAAGCTCCAGACCGTTGATATAGGAGGCGTTGATGATGTCTGTCTTGATACTTCCCGCGTCGAGCTTATCCGCTTTGATGCTTCCGGCAGCCAGACGGTCCGCAGAGAGGGTTCCGGTCTTGATGCTCGCCGCTGAGATCGCCACGGCATTGACCTGCTGCGTTGTTAGCGTACCTGTATAGATACCGTTGGCGTCGAGCGTCGTGATGTAGCCCTCAGAGGCCGTGACATCGAAGACCGTAGCGTAGGCGATGTACCACACCACGGGTGCTGCAGAGGTGGGGGCACTGCCGCCTGTGAGGGCGAAATGGTTGACCGTGCTGAAAGAACCATCTTTGCCGCAGACGACCTTGCAGATGTACTCTTCCCACTTGCCCGTGCCGGCTTGGGAGGTCAGCCACCGGCTCGTACCTCCGTTGCCGTAGGCGTTGTGGTAGTTCTGCAAGGCGCGGTCTATGGGAATCTGCGCGATGATACGTACGATGAAAACCGCATTGGCGCGCGAGGCATTGCCGAAGAGGAAACCTCCGATGCGCAGATCGGAGGCAGAGTTCCACGCCGTAGCGGTGTACTTGAGAGCGTAGCCCGTAGAATTCGGGCAGCCCGCGACACGCTCGATGGTGCGATGCACAGTTTGCGGCAGGTAATTGCCCGTACCGTTGTAGTGGACACTGCCGTCAAGAAAAAACTCCGGCACGCGGTAGAGCATCTTGCCGAAGGCCATGGCACGTGCCAGTTCCTTGGCTGCCTCAGCTTTCGACGTGGCATCAGCCGCTGCGACGCTCACGGCTTCGCTCTTCTTCGTATCGGCATATGTCTTGGCCGAAGCCAGCGCTGCATTGGCGGCACTGGTCCACTGGAGCGACACGGAAGTCCCGAATGTAACGTTGCCGTATGTGTCCCACGAGATGTTGCCCGAAGCCAGCGCGCCGGAGCCGTCGTTGCCGAGCCTCCATTTCGAGCCGCTCGTGATCGAGCCGTCGGCACTCAGCGAAACATTATTCTTCCAGATACGCGAAGCTTCGATATTCCACCCAGCGATTTGATTCATGGAACCCAGTGCGGCGACACGCGTCCCGGAAGCATCCGACGCCCACAGGCCGAAGTCTCTGTCCGAGTTATAGTAGATCTGCACGCGGTGTCCTGCCGTGGAGCTCCCGCCCGCACCGTAGACCGCCACACGCCGGTTGCCGCTATCGAGCAGAATATGGCTGCTTGCGAGTGTCGAGGCCCCGATCGTCCAGCCGCCGATCCTGCCGCGCGTAAAGTTCAGTTCCAAACCGCTGATATAGGAGACATTGATGATGTCGGCACGGATACTGGCCGCATCGAGCTTCTCGGCCTTGATGCTGCCCGCGGCGAGGCGGTCCGCAGAGAGCGTGCCCGTGCGGATGCTGCCTGCGTCGAGCGCGGCGGCATTGACTTGTGCGGCCGTGAGCGTCCCTGTGTAGATACCTTCCGAAGTGATGTGCGTCAACCGGGGCGAAACCTCCTTTTCGAGAGTTTCGGTAATGGCCTCCAAAGGTGCTGTCCACTGCAAGCTCACCGCCTCGGAGAAGGTTACCTTTCCCGAATCGTCCCAAAGGATGTTGCCTCCGGCCAATGCTCCGGCGCCCGAAGACTCCAGACGCCACCGGTAGCCGCGCAGACCGTTCGAGGAGAGTGTCATGGCGCCCGGACCTGCCGTATAGCCGCCGGGGGTATTGTTCTTCGTCCCGCGGAAAATCGCTTCGCTGTCGATCGTCCAGCCGCCAATCGTTCCGCGCTCCACGTCGAGCGTCAGGGCCTCGATATTTTCGGCCGTCAGAAGCCGGGCTTTCAGTTCGTCGACATTCAGACGCTCCGCATCGATGACTCCGGCTGTGATCTGCCCGGCGTCGAGCACGATAGTCCGCACCGTATCGGCCGAGAGCGTGCCCGTGAAAAGACCGTCCTTGTCGATGTAGGTCGCACCGATCCACTGCATCGAAACCGTTTTGCCGAACGAGATTTTCCCCGTCGAGGCATCGTAGCGGATCGACTCTTCGCCACGGCCGAACGTTACGCTGCCCGTCGTATCTATGGCAAATGTTTGCTGTCCGCTGTGGAAACCGTACAGCCCGTCGATCGTCTCACTCTGGAACTGTCCGGCCTCATTGCGTGAAAGCAGCTCGTAGCGTCCCAGCGCAACGCCTGTGATTGTACCGTCGCTGTTGCGAACTCCGGCAAAGATTTTAGGGGTGATGATGCTGCTCCCGTCGATGACGGTCTTCCCGCTGTCCCAATCCGCAACCCAGTCCGGCAATACTCCGTCCTTGCCGGGTTTTCCGGGGTCCCCTTTCTCGCCCTTGAGGTTCTCGCGGGCCTCCTCGCTCAAGTCTTCCCAGCGTATCGTGAAGTCCTGAAGGGCGATCGTATCTGCCGTCCAGCGGAAACGTCCCGAGGCGAAGTGTCCCGTGCCGTCGGAGTTGATGACAAAAGAGTCGTCGCCCGCCCGGACCGAGCCGTCGTCGTCGAGCCGCAACAGCGGGTGCTGGATCGTACCGCCGATACCGCCGCGGGCGAACCATGCCCCGTACTCGTCTGTATCGCGCAGCACCCCGTCCGTAGGTTGGTACGGCGTGGGGCGGGAACCCGGCTCCAGCTGGGGCGCTGCGAAATAGAAACCCTTGCCCTTGGTGAAGGAGAAGGTCGGCTTCGACCCCTGCACGCGTTCTACGCAAAACGAATAATGGAAGCGCTGCCACTGTCGGGTCAGGTCGATACTGACTTGCGGCTGATGGGCATGGCCTACGGTCAGGGTATGAGGAGAACTTGTCCGTGCCCAGAAGGAGAAGCAGTACCTCTGCCCTTGATGGTCGCGGGCCCACACTTCGTCCAATACTTCCAAAAGCGATGTCCCCGAAGAGATATGACAATAACCCCCGATGCCTGTGGGCGAACCGTCGGGGAAGGCTTCGTACTTGGTATGGAAAGCCGGATGCAAGCTGTTCGGGAAGCTGTTACGATGGATACGACCCACGTAAAAGGTACTTCCGAAGCCCTGCTCGTCGGCAGCCGTCAGCGTACCGGCGATGTGGACGTTCCCCGAAGCATAGAGATTCTTGAAATAAGCCCCGTAGTCTTCCAGCGTACCGAAAACGGAATCGACGATGCCCCTGATATTGCCTATACGCCCCTTGACGGCCTGAGCGAAGGCGCCGAGATCCGAAAGACGTACGACGTTGAGTTCGGCTATCTCCAGCCACGACTCCTGAGCGAGTCGACCCGTAAGATCTATTTCGAATGCCCGCTGATACAGCTTGGAATAGTCCACAGTGAAGACTGCCAAACGGTATTCCCACTGCGTATCCGCGTCGAGTGTATCGGAATAATCCGATTGCGAGCCATCCGTATATCCGAATGTTACCGGAATATTCTCCAGCGTTTCGGAAGCCCGGATTCTGAACGAGACGAGAATCCGTTCAGGTGCCTTCACCGTTTCCTCCGGAACCATTTTCAATCCGTATTTTCCCGTACCCTCGTACGACGTGCGTGTCAGACGGTAGATCCTCGAAACATTGCCTTCGCTCTGCGTATAGGTCTCTGTCAGATACGACTCTCCCTGCATGGCATAACGACTGCGATCCGCAGTATACTGATCGCCTCCGCCCATCGTGGGGTACAGCAGCGAGAAGTCGCTTCCCAGAGAGTCGATCACATCCATGTAGGGAGCATCGCTGTCCGATGCCGTGAGGTAGAGAGCTCCGCTGCGCTGCGTATCGAAAAGGTTCGTGATACGCACGAAATCGAGCAGTTCGTCCGCACGGGGTTCATCTCCTTCGATAAGGGCCCCGGTAAAATACGGAACCTCGGCATTCCCGATAGTCTCGGTGCCGGTATCGAGTACAACCATCTGCGAATAGACCTGCCGCGGAGCATCATAATACGAACGCCGCACCACATCCCCGACTGCAAGGCTCTGCACCTTCTTCGAGTGCGGGTCCCGGCGGATCTTGTATATCGGATAATCGACCTTTGCCATCAGTGTATTCTCTCGACCTCGTCGCCGCGGAAGCTGTGGCTGATCCACAGCGCTCCGCCAACGACATCGGTCTTCTGTATTTCCAGTTCGTAAATGCGCATCCGCTTGCGGACGGTCAGCTCGTCGAACGTTGCCGCGGCATTGCCCGTTGCGGCGCTGCGCTGCACGCCCCAGCCTGTACCCGCAAGCCCCGGCGTGAAGCGTGCACTCGTCACGTCGCCCGCGAGGTAGGTGTTGCCGTAGTGCGTGATGCCGTCCGCCCCGGCCGAGATGAAGAGCCCTTCGGATAAGTATAGGACACCGCTGGCAAGGCGGGTTGCGGAACCGGCGATTCCGAAGGATTTACCACTGCGGATCGGACTTTCGAAAAGTACCGCGGCGGCATCCGTTTCTATGGAGAGGACGCCTGCCGGACTCTCTTCGCCGAGCGTGTCTTCGGCGGAATAGCGGTAACGGAGTCGCGTACCCAGTGCCGTGCGTTCCGTCGCTCCGTCCTCGGGAAGCGTCCGCGTAAAGACGCCGTGCAGCGCCATGCCCCCGTCCTCCGCACAGAGATACGCTCCTGTGTTCGAGCCCAGCCGCAGTCGTCTATGGATTGTGATGCCTTCATCCGAGGAATTGGTTCGGTAGCTTGAAAGCAGCACCTCGCCGAAGCTGTGGCGTACTATAAGTGAATCGGGGAAATAGGCTGCTCCGTGCGGTGAGAGAAGCATGTAACTGTCATCCGTATCCATCAGTCCCGAGAGCAGCCGGATACGCGAGGTGTGGGCGCCGCCCAGCAAGAGGCTGCCCCCTGCGCCCGAGAGCTGCACTTCCGTCTCCGACACATGTTTCAGCACCGTGTAGCCACTCATACGGATTCCGCATCCCTCGGCCAAGGCGAGGTCTGCAAAAGCCGTGAGGCACTCTGTGCCCAGCAGAAGTTGCGTTTTGCCTGCCGTACCCAGCTCCGCGCCGTGCAGGGCCTGAAGCGTACCCGACAATTCGACGGCTCCTGCAACGGACAACGTGCCTGCGACCTTCGCGTCGCGCATCGTCCAGTCCGCATCCGCGCAGTTGGCATTGCCGCCGTGGAAGACCGCGTTGCCTGTAACCGTAATATTATCTGGGGCGATTCGTACGCCGCTGTCGTCCGCACCCACAAGGATTGAAGCCCGCGATGTGAGAACCGTTGCGCCCAGATCAAGCTTCGCGGCCGAGAGAGTAATACGGTCGTTCTGGATATCGTAACCGATAACCCTATGTCCGGAAAGCAGGACGCCGCCCTGCACGTCAATATCTTCTGCGAAGCGGATACCGGCACCGTCATCACGGGTGTAGGCCGCAAGAAGTGTCCGGTTACCCGCGCCCGCCTCGAAGCCGTAGTGGGCCCTTAAAAGGCCCGACATATCCCCGCCGCTCCGACGCAGGTACTCGATGAGGATGCCGCCTTCACTGCTGCCATCGCCGCCTACGGCCCCCGCAATGGCTGCAGCAAAGCCGTAGGCCGTATTGTGCAGCCGGATCGATGTCTCGTCGCCTTCCTCCACGCCCCACGGATGCTCGTCGTCCCGCCGGTCCTGCGCGTTGAAGAACCGGTTGTAAAGTTCCGTATAGATGCTGTGGCAGAGGCTCCCCGGCGTAAGGGAGCCGATGGCGGGGTCTTTCTCGACGCTCATTTCGTGAAGGAGGTTTGCGAGAGGAAGTTCCGGATCTTGGAGATAAGGGGCGCGAAATTCGGAGCGTTGACCGCAGGCATCGTACCCATGAGTGTCGGAGTCATCACCTTCGTACACTCCGTGAGAAACTCCATCATCAGTTGCGCGAGCTGTTGTCCCAGCACCATGGGTTCCGTGGCGTCTTCGGCGCCGAGGGTGATCTTCTGCCCTGTGACGGTTACGGCCTGCCCGCCGACCTTCGTCTCGGCTTTGTCTGTCGAAAGGTTGAGCTCGCCACGGTCGACCTTCAGGGCGATATTTTCAGCATCCTGCGTAACGGATGTTTCCTTGCCGCCGTCGTTTCTGACCGTTGACGTAATCCCCTCGGCCGTATAGTGCGTCGCGGCCTCGTTACCTGTAGCTTCCAGCTCGTCGTAGTCGGGCGACGAGTCGCTCGAGGTATCCAATTCCTCAGTCTCTCGAACGCCGATCGTGACCTCGCGGTGCGCGTTGTATTGCAGCACGTCGGCATGCGAGAAGTTCACGACATACATCGCGCGCGTGGCGGCATCCGAAACGATCGTAACGTCCGAGAGCAGTGTCGGAACGAGCAGCACGCCGCCGCTGTTATCCTGCGTACCTGCAAGCAGCACGCCCTTATGGATGATCGGCTCCGTGGAGGCCGTCTCGTCGGGATATTCGCCCACGTCGATCGTGCCGCCGTACTCGGCGAACTCCGCATCCGAAGGGTCGTCATGGACCTTGGCCACATAACCGTGGATAAGACGTGCCGTGCCAACGCCGCCCGTGCCGCCGGGCGACATGTCCACGCGGTCGATGCTCCGCCCCAACGCGATACGCCGGATCGCCTCGCGGATCACTGTCTGGCTGCCGCCGCTCTCGAGGAGTTTGCTTTTCTGTCCCATATCCTAAGTCGCTTTTCATAAGGAATAGGAAAAATCGGGGCATTACGGTGATAATGCAGTGTCTTTCGCCAGATTATCCGCATAAAATCATTACTTTTGCGAAAACAATGGCACAATGATCGGCGACCTCGCAAAAGATTACAAACAGTGGCTATCGGAGATAAAGCAGCATATCCGCCAAAGCCAGATAAAAGCTGCTGTAAGAGTAAATACGGAGTTGTTGCGCTTGTATTGGCATCTTGGTAAAGAGATCGCGGAACGCCGGGCGGAAGCGAAATGGGGAAATGGATTTTTCAACACCCTGAGCCGCGATCTGAAAGCCGATTTTCCCGATATGCAGGGGTTCTCACCTACGAACCTGAAATACTGCAAACGCTTTTATTTATTTTATAGCCAATCCGATACAATTCGTCACCAAGTTGGTGACAAATTAATATCCCCGATATTTTCAATCCCGTGGCGCCATCATATCGAAATACTGACCAAGTGTCGCACCATCGACGAGGCTCTGTTTTATGTCGGCAAGACTCTTGAAAACGGGTGGAGCCGTGCCGTGCTGCTAAATTTCCTCGATGCCCGATTGTTCGAAACGCAGGGCAAGGCCCTGACGAACTTCCGCAAAAACCTTCCCGAGCCGATGAGTGACCTGGCACAACAGACGCTGAAAGATCCATACAATTTCGATTTTCTGACCATGCGTGAGAACTACAATGAGCGAGAATTGGAAGATGCCCTAACCACGAACATCACCCGTTTCCTGCTCGAATTGGGCTCTGGATTCGCATTCGTCGGACGGCAGGTCAGACTGGAGGTAAATGGAAACGAATATTTCATAGATCTGCTATTCTACCATCTGAAATTGAGGTGTTATACGGTCGTGGAGCTGAAAGTAACCGAGTTCAAACCGGAGTATCTCGGACAGTTAGGTTTCTATGTTACTGCTGTCAACAGGCAGCTCAAACGCACCGAAGACAATCCGACGATCGGACTGATTATATGCAAAACAAAAGACAGAGTCGTCGCAGAATACGCATTGGAAGGAACGAATCAACCCCTCGGCATATCGCAGTACGATCTGATGAAGGTAACCTCTGAAGAATTGAAAAATACGCTCCCTTCCATCGAGGAAATCGAAAACGAACTCAATGAAAAATAACGACGCATTCGGAAAACGTCAGTTCTTTTTCTTTCCGTCCCCGTAAGTCGTTTTCTCTCCTTTGATTTTGTAGGGAATCGAGATGCGTTGGCGGTAGCCTCCCGTGCCGAATGTCGTTGTGACCTCTTCGACAAGGTAGACGCCGTTCTTCGAGGGGTTGCGCTCGTCGCTAAGTTCCACTTGGCAGGCAGGTGTGAGGGCATGGTCGCCGAAGATCGTCAGGTGGCCCGTGATGCCGTTCAGATTGTAGGCCCGGAAGTATTCAATGGCCTCCTCGACGAGTTTGTCGGAAGTGATCCGCATATTGGTCGAGGTGTACGGCACCACCGTATAGGTCGAAAGATCGACCTTCGTGCGGGTGTCGGCCCCCGCGGCCGTGGTGTTGCCCGTTATCTTGTGCGTCTTCTTCGAGATCTGCGTTGCATTGACCGTCTGGAACTCCTTGCTGTCGGGATTCGAAGGGTCATAGTCTGGGTTTAGGCGCACCGTGACTTCGAAGAACTTCTCGTCTGCCCCCAACGCCTTGGCCTGCACAGCCAGAAAGCGAGGATCCGTGCGCAGCACCTTCAGATTGTTCTGCGCCACATGTCTGTCGAAGCGTATGACGAAGGGCCCCTCGCCGTCCGAGGGGAATTGCGGCTGACTCGGCGACGAGGAGTACGGGCGCCCCACGGCGATCGCGGGCATCGCATCGTCCGAGGAGCTGTCGTACTTGAGGAAACAGTAGACCTTGTGGCGGCTCCATGCCTCCAGTACATCGGCCACGGTGAAGTTGTCCGTAACCTTGATCTTGCCGACCTCGATGTCGAAACGGCGTGTCTGGCTGTGGAGCGCGAAGCCCGTATCTTTCAGCAGTCCGTACCGCTCGCCCAGCACGTCGGCCACCTTCGTACCCTCGACGGGTGTCTCGAACTTCGGCGCCGTCTTCAACTTGAGCTTGTAGGCCATGTTCTCGCACTCGATTTCGAAATGACTGTCCGAATTATAAGCCGTGATATATCCGTCGAACATGTTTTTCAAGGCCCCGTTGTAGCCCAGTTTGATATTGATGCGCTGGCCGACCTTGAAGGTCTTGTCATCGAGGGCCGCCTGTCCCGTGCGCTTCTCGATGAGTACGCCGTCCTGCATGACCTCCGTCGTGAGGCGCGTGGCATCCACGCCTTCGGCCGTCACGGGACCTATGATCGTGCTTTTATAGACCGTACCTTTGGGAAAGGTTACCTTTGCCGTACCGATGAGTTTCTTGTACGACTCCGTGATGCGTATCTCCTGTACCTCGGTGAACTCCATGCCGTTTTTGATGACGATAGGATTCTGCGGGTCGGCATCGCCTATGGTGATGCGGCACGAAAGGATGTCCAGCGCATTCAGATCCATAGACGGCTGATTTTAAGCAGCGAGGAAGGATCCACCACGTCGGCGCCCATCTTCGTCCATTTTATCCACTTATTCGTATGTTTGAGGGTCTCGTCCACTTTCTCCGCCTCGGCCGTCCGGACCTCGATGGCCTCCGACGGCTCTACGGCCACGCACTGCAGCTTGTAGGGTTGCACGTTACGGCACTCCGAAACGCCGAACGAGTAGTTCAGGACGATAAGCTGCGTGATGCGGAACTGACGCAGGATCGTATTGCTGCATTCGATGACGCCCTTGTGCTGCATGAGCTTGAGAAACTTCGAGACTTCGGCTTCCGGATAGACATCGGGATACTTCGACGTGATCTTACCCTCTATGGATATTTCGTAGTCTCCACCCGAGACGAATTCCTTTCGCGTATAGTCGCGCCCCTGTACTGTCGTGAGCACGATGTTGTTGCGGCTCGACACCTGTACCCGCGGGCCGAGGTCCACGAACTCCACACGGCTGCCGGCCGGGCCGCCGGGCGTCTGCGTGACGGCTGCACCCAACTCCAGATAGTCCGTAACGATATTGCCCACGATCGTATCCGTGTGGTTTTTCTGCCGTGCTACGGCCTGCTGATCCTCGATAAGACGGTAATACTGCCCGGTCTTGTTCGCAAGGCTCGTCTGCGACTGTGTCTCGAGGTACTTGTCGCGGGTGCGCTGTTCCCAGTATTTCAGATAGCGCGGGTAGGAGCGCAAAAGTCCGTATGCTGTCTGATGTGCCGTCTGCACCAGCCCCCGTCCCAGTATGTCGACATCCTTGCCCAGATAATGCACCGTGCCGTCCTTGAAGTGTGCCAGCCCCATGCCCAACGCCCGCCGCGCCGCATCCGAGACGTAGCCTGAGAGTGTTCCGTGGCTCAGAATGCCGCCCGACAGCAGGGAGGATATGCCGATATTGATCAGTCTGCCCATAAATTCGTTTTCGTTATGCTCCGTTCCATGATGCGTCGAAGTCATGCACCACGTCGATGAGCGCCTGCGCCATCTGTTCCTTCAGGTCGCGGACTTCCGGGAAGCTGCCGTTCTCGCTTTTCAGCAATTCGATGGTCTCGATACTCAAAAGGTTAGTGATGTTGACGATAACCTGTTTGGGCGCAGCCGAGGAGAGCTTGCCCGTACCCGAATAGTTGCCGCCGGCACCTGCGTCGTCCAACCCTGTTACGGAGATGCCCGAAGCGTCCCACGGCTTTTCGTCCAGCGATGCCGGTTCGTTGGCGTACATGTACTCCGGGATACCTGCCCGCTTAAAGATGTTCTCGGCGATCTGGCCGCTCTGGAACGTGTCGCGCAATGCCGCCATGACCGTGACGAGCCAGTCGTGAACGATGCGGAAGTTCTTCAGGTGCTCGACTTTCTGTTCGTCCGTGGCATTGGCCGCCAGCGGTATCTGCTCCCACAGCCCCGTTTTGCCGTTGAAGCGGAATCCGCGCTCGATCATTTCGGAGAAACGGAAACCCGTGGCGGCGATCCCCGCCTGCGCCGCGGGCTGGCTCTCCATGAGCGCCTTGTATTCGCGGGCTACCAGCACGGCTTCCGGCACGAACTTCTCGTTCATGCGGTTCTGATACTCCCATGTCGCGGCGGCCTGCTGCACGGTCATCTCCTTGAGTCCCTTGCGCAGTGTCCGCGACGTGTCGTCGTAGTGGCTGTAAAGTGTCTTGTCGACCTTTTTGAAATCGTAGCCATAGACCGAGGGTATCGCGTCGATATACGCTTGAATTTCGGTCTGCGAAGTCAGCTTTCCCAGTTCGGCATAGACGCTCTTGATGCGAGTGGCGGCATCTTTGTCCGCCTGAAATATGATAGCCCGCGTAAGGTCGTCGCGGTAGGCATCCGAAAAGGTATAGACGGGACCCGGAGTGTGGTAGTAACCCCCGTGGATGCTGTTCCCATAGTTCATGCTGTTGAACAGCGCTGTAAACCAGTTTCCCGTCCATGCCCCGATCTTCAGACCCGTGGATTCCTCGAGGCTTTTGCCTTCGGTGAGCTTGTCCACGGCACCTTTGGCGTTCACGGCCGCTTCATACGTCCTGCGCAATGATTCGTACAAGGCGTCCACCGAGGGATAGTTGTACTTGCGCTCTTCCTGTAACTCGGCAAAGGCTGCATCTGTGGCCTCCTTGACTTTCCATGCCTTGTAGGCTACCCATCCTAAAGCTCCGACCAGCGCGCTCACAGCTCCAGCTGCAACGACAGCCCCCGTACCCAACGCCCCGAGGGCCGCTCCTGCGCCTAAGATACCACGGCCCGTGACCACTTGTGAGGCAAAGACCCCCGAGGCGGCGCGCCGCAGTCCAAGGCCCGTTATCGAGCGTTGTACGCCCGCACCTGCCAGTGCCGACATCAAGGCTCCGCGGCCACCCGCAACACCCGCCTGCCGCAGTGCACCTACAAGGTTGCGCTTGTCCGCGAAAGTCATGCGCCCCAGCCGTCCGCTCCCGCCGAGGCCCGTAAGCGACGAGAGAAGTTCCATACCCGCTGCCGCGGCTTTCTGACGTCCCAGAAGCCCGAAAGCCACGGCGAGGTTCGTGACGGCGCCCGCCAGACGGAAAAGACGCGTCGAGGCAAAGCCCGTGAAGAGTACAGGCTCGAGCCACCGGAAATTGTCGGCCACCCATGCCGCGATCTTGCCGAAGAGCGCGAACAGGTCCAGCAACGCCGAAGCGATTGATGCCAATCCTCGGGCGAACTTCTCCGTATTGATTGCAGCCGTGAGCCGTCGCAGCGTGCGCTGTATCTGCGGTTCCATGATCTCGTATCCGCGCATGAACATCTCCGAGAAAGTCGAGGTGAGCTGGAACCACAGCCCTTTGGTCGTCTCCTGCTTCACGTAGGCTAGTTGCGCTGCGATACCGTGCGAGGTGCGGTTATGCGTCGTGAGTTCCCGCAGTTGACCGTAGTTCTGCAGCAGCATCATGCCGGCATTGCCACCGATGCGGCCGAAAATCTTGTGCATGTCGCCCAGCGAAGCTCCCTTTGCATTCAGCTCCTCGAAGATATCGGCCAGCGGGCGGATCTTCTCCAGTGTCCGGCCGTAGACATCCACCTTGTGCGTGAACTCTACACCCAGTCGATCGAGGATATCGCGCGCTTCCTTGGGCTGGTAGGCAAGACGCGTGGCCATGGCACGCAGCGCCGTGCCCGCCATGGTAGCCTTGACACCCATGTTGCCCAAAAGACCTATGGCCGCCGAGGACTCCGTGAAATCGATGCCCGCCATGCGCAGGTAACCCGCAGCCATCTTGAAAGCCTCGGCCGTTTCCACGACATTGACATTCGAACGCGAAATCGTCGAAGAGATGATATCCGCGACCACGGGCATGCTTTCCGGAGAGATGTCGTAGCCCGCCATGATGTTGGTCACGAGGTCTGCGACTTCGTCCAGCGGATTGTCGCCGATCAGGGCAAGATTCGTGATGGGGCGTATCGACGCATTGATCGACTGCAGGTTCTGACCCGCCATGGCGAGGTACCTCACGGCTCCGCCCACTTCCGTGGCCGTGAATTTCGTCTCGATGCCCACCTGCCGGACGTTGCGGGCCATGGACTCGAAGCGCTGCTCGAAGGTCGAAAGGTCGCTGTCCGCAACATGCAGGATACTCCGTGCCGACTCCATCGTATTGGCGTACTCCACGGCGTCGAGGAGCTCTTTTCGCATCGTGCTGTAAAGCATGTAGCCATTAAGCATGTAGGCGAAAGGCAGCACACCCTGCAGCGACGGGGTCCGCGAGTATTGCAGACGGTTGATGGCAGCCCTCTGGCGGCTGTTCGAGATGTTGCCTGCGAAAGTCTGCTGGCGCAGCAGTCCCCGCACAGTCTCCACGTTCTGTTGCCGCAGGCTCTTCTCCGCAGCCTTGCGGGTACGCTCCGCTTCGGCTGCGGCCCGCTTTTGCGCCGCGGCGGACTCCTTGCCGTCCGGAACGGGAATGGCACGGGGAAGCACGGCTCGCAACTGCTCCTGCACCCTCGGAGGCAACAGGAATGCTTGCGTCGTGGTCTGAGGCTGGGACGCTTTTTCCTTTGCCGCACGTTGTACGATAGTCCTACCCAGCGGCATGGCTGCAGCGGCTGCCGTGCGCACCTGTCCTAGCAGCGCGAGGATCTCCTCGAGGCGCCCCTTGGCAACGTCGGTCTGTATGTTCAGCTCGCGGCTGCGCTCCAGATGCGACAGCGCCGAGTTGATCTTGCCCAGCGAACGCGTGAGCGACGTCTGTGTGGTGTATGTCGTGCTCGATAGGTTGCGGAATACCTCCTGCGAATGACGGATGATCTCCGCAGCGTTTTTCTGTACGGCCTTGCTGTTGAATGCCTTGCCGGGGTTCACCACAAGGTTTATGCCCTTGCTTTTATTCTCGATGGTGGTCAAAGCCGTGACGATGCGCCCCAGTTTGGCTTCACCATACTTCGTGTCTATGTTGAACTTGTAATTATACTTGCGACCTTTGCCGGAAGGGTCGGTGCACAACGCCTTGTCGATGGCCTTGAGAGCATTCTGGACATTCTCCACGGCACCCGACATGTCTCCCTTGAACTTCGAGAGAGCCTCCACGGCAGCGGTGAAATTTCCAAGCTGCCGCGTGGCTTCGGTCGACTCGACTTCGATGTTGTATTTGACGTTATAAGTCTGGTCGGACATGGCGGCGCGGTTAGATTTTTTCCGAAGAATAGAGTGCCGGACGAACGATTGATTACGAAGCTTGCAGACACGAAAAAAAGCCTGCGGGCAGGAATGTCCGCAGGCTACGAAACATGGATCAGACGGCGGGCGGCGCGAAGAGTGCCCGTGCGGAATTATGGACCATAAACTGCTCGTGCAGCCAGAGAGCCTCCTCTGAGAGCGAGGCGAACTCCTCGTCGCTCATAGCGTCCAGATCGACCCCGGGGAAGTAGTGGCGTATGTATATCAAACGCTGACGGATTCGCTGTCCGTCCTGCACCGCCGCCCCGTCGATCAGTTTACCAGTATCGACTGGCGCGTCTGGATAAGTTCCGAAAGCTGGCCCATAAGGCCGAACAAGAACAGTGAGTCGTTGTCTACGAGTTCTTTGTCCCCGTCGATGAAACAGTCGCGGGCAAGCGTACGCATGGCCGTGACCTCGTCCTTCTTCGACGCGGCCATGAATTTCGAGAACTGCGGGAACGTAGGCTCGGCCATATAGGCTACGTAGAACTCCTTCTCCTCGCACTCCTTATCCCCGAAGACCACCATCGGGCAGATCTTGCGCAGCTTCTTCTCGGATTTCAGTGCCGCAGCCTTCTCACGGATCGCGGAAAGCTGTTCCAGTGTCAAACTTTTCTCTTCCATATCATGTCATGGTTTGGTGTATGGAAGAATAGACGTCGTACAAGGATATGTTTATTTCCGTACGCAGCGGTTCTATTCTTCCGTCTGCAATATGATGGAATCAGGCCGATGCATTGCCGATCTGAATGTCGAAGGGATGGAGTTGGAACTCATGCGTAATGTTCGTGTCGTCCTGCTGCGACTCCATGGCATCCTCGTCGAAAATGCAGCCCTTCAAAACGACTGATGTCGTCGTCCAGTCGTCCGATGCCAACGGATTGGCGAAGGAGACGATCAGGTCGAATTCCCCGATGTCGCACAGCGAACCGTAGATCGAACGCAGGGTCTGCTGCGTGGCATAGTCCATCGTTATCGATGCCTCGTAGACGATGTTTCCGAAGCCGCGGCTCACGGGTTTCCCGCCCAGACCGTAGTTGCTCTCGATCTTGCGCTTGCGGCTCCACTTGATGCCCGAAACGCCTTCGAGCGTCGTCGAACCCTCGTCGATGCCCAGAGCCGTCGAGGAGAGGGTAATCATCGACCAGCTGTAAGCTACATTATTGATTATAGGCATATAGTGTGTTATTTAGCGGTTAGCGAAAGCCCCTCCTCGACGTAAATACGCGTAGCCACACCCACGGGTACGATCGTGTATCCGATGCGCAGGGTGTCGTCCACAAGGACGTTCTGCTTCTCGTCGATAGTGACGGAATAGCCCGAAATCTCCTGTGCAGCCTGCATTTTGGAGAGTATATCGCCGATAAGGGTCTGGAAGGCCGTGATCTTGGATGAGGCCAAATAGCCCGTCGAGGGGTTGACCATCAACGGCGAATTGACGTATGGCAGCAGGGCGCTGCGCACCTGACGACGCGATTTGTTGATCGTGCGGTTACGTGCGATGGTTCGGAAGTCGCCATGCGAGCATGTCTGGTCGCGCGAGATGTAGATACCGTTTTCGCGCCCAGCATACTTGATGGGAAACATATATCCCTTGTCGTCCAGTTCGTCGAGCAGCGTCGGCGAGAGCGATTCGTAGGCATTCACACTTACGAAGGCGTCATCGACGTCGAGGTTTGTATCTCCGAATCCGAGCTCAATCTCCTGAAAGTCGTCCGTGAAGAGGTTGAACTGCTTGACCCACGCTACGGACTCCTGCACGTTGGCGCGGGCGATGGCGCCCATCACGGCTCCGAGGAACCCCACCGGAGCCTTGGTCGTATTGCGTAACTGCATGCGGTGTACCTGCTCGGATGCCGACTGTCCGAAGATGACGCTCACGCGGCTCGACTCGCAGATCGCCGTAGGGATTTTGTTCAGGTCGATCTGACGCCCCGCAGTGGTCTGAGCCCCCGTCGTGGAGGGGTTGGCACAGAGAACGATCGACAGGGGCTGGTTCTGCGCGGCCATGGCCTCGGCCTTGTCGTTCAGGCTCATCACAAGGTTCAGGTTGTAGGGGTCCGCCTCGCCGCTTTGGCGCCACAGCGGCTGCTCGGTCCATACGCCCAGCTGATTGATCATGCCACCTGCGGCGCGCTGCATGACGTCGATGGCGTCCCAACTGGTCGAGCAGTCGGCGAACATTACGTAAAGTTTGCCTTGGCTGTCCACGCCGCCCGACATGCGGAAGAACTCGCGGATGTGGTAAGCCGGAATGCCGTACATAAAGTTCTCGGAGGTCTCCTCCGCGGGGTCTGCGACGTCCTTCCATTCGATGATGCCGAAGTCGTTTATGGACGACTTGCGGCTGGTGATGTAGACCACGTCGCCGGCTTTGAGCTTGTTCTCGTTGATCTTACCATATCCCTCCGTGAAGAGCTTTGGCTGCTGCGAGATATCGAACAGCAGTCCCGTTACGCGCTCCTGATCGGAGGGGGCCTGATACGGAATGTTGCCGTCGACATCGCTGATAAATACGTTTCCTAATGCCATGGATGTTGTTTTCAGTCTTTGTGGTACGGGTTTGTGTAGAGCGTGGCGTCCGTGCGGAACACGGGCGGCGCATCTGCGGTATAGGTGCTGCCCAGACGGTCGATGTAGAGCTGCTCGTAAGCGGGGAATATCTTCAGCAGGCGGTCGGCGTAGTCGGGCGTCGCAGGCGGAGATTGCGTCTGTTCTTCCTGTCCTTCCTGTTCGGACTGTGTGGGCGTCGTCTTTTCGGGATCGGGTCCCGAGCCGTCCGCCTCGGGTTCTCCGCCTGTCGCGTTCGCAGGAGCCGATGTCGGAGTTGCAGTGTCCGGAAGGTCGTTGTTCTCGTTTGTTATTTTCTTTGCCATGTCGGTAAGGTGTGGAAAAGGGGAAGCGGAGTCGTATGCCCCGCCTCCCCTGCGGTCGGGTGCGCTATGAAATGCTATGCTTTCTTGTAGGCGGTGTGTACGACGATCTCGGCGGGTTTGACGATGTTCACGTCCATCTTCATTCGCATCTGGAAGAAGAAGAGCTCCGAGTTGGATTGCAGACGGTCCACCTTCAGCACCTCGGTATCGTTAGCGTAGTCCACGCCGAGCCACAGGTTCGAGTCGACGCCCGTGGTGAAGTTGCCCAAGACGATCGTGTGCTCCGGAATGCCCGCAATGGGGTTGATGCGCTTGCCCTTGAAACGGTAGCGATTGACCTCCGTGTTCTCGGAATACTTGACCATCTTGTCCGTGAGGTAACGGTCGTAGAGATCCCACATGTCCCAGCTCATCACGAAGCTCAGACCGCTCTTGCGGCGGATCTGCTTCGGACACTTGGTCCACATGGCGTAGAGGGCCGCTTCGATGGCCGCACCGTCCGCAAGCTCCGTATTGCCCGAGAGGATGCACTGCCCGCCGGCCACGGTCTCGGGGTCCGAGGCGTGGATGTTGTCTAGAATGCGCTTGATAGCCCCGTCGAAATATTTCTCCTTGCCGCCGCCGATGGGCGTGCAGCCCTCGGGTGCCGTAATGCCGGCCGCTGCCGTGCCGCCCTTGGCCGAGGTCCAGATGGCGCTGCCGATGTACTCGTTCTTCTTGTCCATCAGAAGGCGCAGCATCGTGGCCTGCAGCTTGGGATCCAGCTCGCGGAAAACAAGGTTGCCCGTAGGCTGCGCGAAGCGCCAGTAAGACTCGAAGTCGCGCGGATTGAACTCCAGATAAACCATGAAGTCCTGCGGCTCGAGGTAGCGTTCAGTGAACTGGTACTCGTTGAAGCCGTCGGAGCCCTTGGCCCCGTGCGTACTCTGCGGCGTGGGTACGTTGTCCTGAATGACGTCACCCAAGTGGATCGAGGGCAGCGTATATTTGTGCTGGATGCCGCTCTTGATGTGGATCAGCCCCTCACGGTAGGTGTCGTTGCCCTGCGCGGTATAGGTCAGAAGGTCCTCTAAGACCTCGCCGTTGTAGCCGTTCTGTAAGAATGTTACCGTATCAGCCATTATCGTTTTACAGATTGTGTTTTAGAGTTTTCCGGCTTGATCTGTACAGTCGTAATAGCCACTTACGTCTGATCCGCGGGCGACGCCCGCATCTGCTTGATATGGACAGGGTCCGGAGCCTATTCTATCTTGCGGAAGGCGAAGTCCTTGCCCACGACGGCTTCGATACGCTCGGCCATCTTCGCCTCGGCGCTTCGAGCTCCCTCGGCGGCAGCCTGCACGGCAGCCGGGTCGGAGGCGATCTCGTGCGAGATCTGCTCTACGGCGGGAATGCTCTCCAATGTGCTCTCCACCAGGTCGGGGTTCTCCTCGGCAAGTTTCCGCCACTTGGGAATGTCGTCCGCGGGGATCTTGCCCGCAGCCTTCGCGAGCATCGCCTCGATGCGCTCGGCCTTCAGCTGCGCTTCGCGGTCCTGATAGGTCTTGAGCGAGGCGGTCAGTTCTGCGACGTTGGTTTGCAGATTCTGTATCGTGGCCTCTTTGCCCGCCAGGACGGTCTTCGTGTCGCTCAGCTCCTTTTCCTTCTCGCGGAAGCGGGCCTCTATGGAGATCAACTCCGAGATGCGGGCCATCACGTCCTTGGGCTGACAATCGTCTTTCAGGCCGAGGGTCGCCGTTACGGCGGAATATTCGGGTGAGGTTTTGCTTTCGTTGCTCATCGTAATGTGTTTTTGTGTGGTTCGATTAAGAGTAGGCTCTTCGGTGCCGGAAGGTTTGCAGCCCTCCGCCTCGGCGCTGATGCTCTCCATCATCGAGCGGATGGCGGCCGCATCCTCCAGTGCCGAGAGCTCCGTGCGGACACGCTCGCGCAGCTGGGGCGAGGTCTCCAGAATGTTGTCCTGCGGAATGATGCCTGCGGAGACGGCACTCTCGGCATCGAAGTAAGTGCCGTCCCTGCCGGCCTTGCCGTCCATGATCGAGACGACGTGTTCTTCCGCGAGGCCGAAGCGCTTGCGGTAGATCGTACGCAACTGCCGTGTGAAAGCCGCGACCATGTCGCTGCCCGTATCATCCTCGGATGACGGCAGGAAGGGGTTGTGGATCATAAGGATCGCATAGTCGCGCATCAGCGAGCGGGCGCCTGCGGCCCAGAGCACCGAGCCCATCGACGCGGCCATGCCCTCGTTCACGCACTCGGTCGGTATACGGGAGTTGCGGATTGTGGAGTAAACGCTCATACCGTGCAGCACCGAGCCGCCTTCGGAGTTGATCAGAACGCGGATCAGAGACGGGGAGCAGCTCTCCGCATAGTCGAACTCCTCGTTGAAGCGCGCGGCCGTCGCCTCGGTGATCTTGCCGTAGAAGCGCAGCGTAGCCGGCGCCCCGGTACGGACCTCGCCGACGATATGTTTGAAGTGGGTCGTCTCCATCCTTGCCTTTTGGGAAGGATAGGCAAAGGCGGACGGAAAGGTTTAAGCGGAGGATTACACTATATATACAATGCGAAAAACAGCGAATTTTGCGCTGTATACAGTGCAAAACTGCCCCTATTGTTGGAATTGGAATGGCGATTACGGAATATATCTATCATTTTGCCCGTTTTTCGGCGAAAATGACAGACATTTTGTAATAAAACAATCTACCGAAAACGGCAGCCCGTAATGGCTGCTGCGCTTGCATGATAAAAATGTATTTTGAAATATACAAATTCTCATATTTTTTGCATTTCAGAAAATACAACTATCTTTGCAGAAAATAGTTTTGCAATTATGGAGACGCTGCGTCAAATATTTCACCATCTGGTATCGCGTACGCAGTTGCGTTTCGTGCGTTACCTCTACTCGCAGATCAACTGGAATAACCGGCTCATCGGCATCGTCGGTTCCCGGGGAGTAGGCAAAACCACGATGCTGCTACAGCACATCCGGCAGAATTACGACATCGCTACCGGAGAAGTCCTGTATGCCTCGTTGGATAATCTATGGTTCAGCACACACACATTGGTGGATCTGGCCGACGAGTTTTACAAAAGCGGCGGGAAAGTTCTCTTTCTGGACGAAGTGCACAAATACGACGGATGGGCGCGTGAGATCAAAAACATCTACGATTCCTATCCGGAACTGAAAGTCGTTTTTACGGGCTCGTCGATGCTGGACATATATCGCTCCGGTGCGGACCTGAGCCGCCGTGCGATCAAGTATACCCTCTACGGCATGTCGCTGCGCGAGTTCTTGCTTTACGAGCACGGTATAAAGATCGAGCCGCTGACGCTGGAAGAAGTGCTGAAAAATCATGTCGGCATCGCTGCGGAGATCGGCAGGCAGATCCGTCCGCTGGCCGTACTGCGCGAATACCTCAAATACGGTTATTTCCCGTATTACAAGGAGGATAAAGAAGGCTATTTCTCCCGGCTGGCCGAGACAGTGAATACCGTTATAGAAGTCGACCTGCCAGCCACCATCGACATCGAGTTCCCGACGATCGCAAAGATTAAAAAGCTATTCTCGGTCGTTGCAGACAGCGTTCCTTTTACACCGAACATATCCCAGTTGGCTATGCAGGTCGGTACGACGCGCCCCAGTCTGCTGACCTATCTGGAAGCACTCGGGAGAGCACAGGCCATCCTGATGGTCGACAAGGAAGCGCAGGGTACGAAGAGACTCGTCAAACCGGAGAAAATATATTTAGGCAACCCCAACTACGCTTATGCCTTCGCCAACCGGAAAGCGGATACGGGCAATCTTCGGGAGACATTCTTTCATTCGATGCTGCAAGTGACGGGGAGGGTCGGTTATTCGGATAAAACCGACTTTATGATCGATGGCAAATACAGCTTCGAGATCGGCGGACAAAACAAAACGGGGCGCCAGATTCAAGGAATGGAGAATGCTTATATCGCTGCCGACGATATCGAGGTCGGTTTCGGCAACAAGATCCCGCTCTGGATGTTCGGATTGCTTTATTAGCCGTTTCTTGTCATGTTAAAGATCCAATACGCTTCGGACCTTCATCTGGAGCTTCCGGATAACGCCCGTCATGTGGCGCAACACCCGTTGCAGGTTACGGGTGATATTCTCGTTCTGGCTGGTGACATCGCATATCTGGGTAAGGACTACGCGAAGCATCCGTTCTGGGACTGGGCTTCGGAGCACTACCGCCATGTTGCGGTCATCCCGGGCAACCACGAGTTCTACGGCGGCTTCGATCTCGAAAATATGCACGACGGCTGGCAGCTGAAACTACGCTGCAATGTGACATGCCATTACAACGACTGCCTGACATTCGGGGACACGGAACTGATTCTCTCGCCTATGTGGGCGTCCGTGCCCATCGAGTATGCGGTAACGGTGCAGGAGGGTATCAACGATTTCCGCCTCGTCCGTTGCGGCGGAAAGACATTGAACTGGGTACGTTTTAACGAAGAGCACTTCCGCTGCTTTCACTTTCTGCACGCCGCCATACGCCGCAGTGCGGCGGCGCATATTGTCGTTGTGACGCATCACCTTCCCAGTTTCGAGCTGCTCCCGCCGGAATTTCTGGGCAGTCCGCTCAACGGCGCATTCGTCACGGACCTGCACGGCTTTATCGAGGCCAGTCCTGTCGAATACTGGATCTATGGGCATTCACACCGCAATATCGACCGCATGATCGGCCGCACGCAGTGTCTCTCGAACCAGCTGGGATACATCCGCAGTGGCGAGCACCGCACTTTTGACCCTGCTAAATCGATCATGCTCTGAGCAGGCACGACGAAACGAGAGCGGCAACCTATCGGGTTACCGCTCTCGTTTTATACTCTTTCCTTCTCGGATTGCTGCGAGTCGGATGTTTCCACGGAGGTTTCGATGCGTATGGCCTCGCGATCCGTAGGATGCGGATGGTGTCCGTGCCCTTCGGTGTCGTGCTGCGGGGCATCGCCATGATTCGTGAAGGGCGGCATCACGAGATAACGCTCCACCCAGTCGCGGTACTTCCATGCCGAGGTCTCGCGGAACCATACTTCGTAATCCACCCAGTATGCCTGCAGCATGTTCGTCGAGGTGGGCATGTCGAAATAGAGAAGCTGACACCGCTCGTTGAGCGCCGGCTCGCGGTTCTTGGCATCCTGAATAGCCTGATTGACTCGTTGGAAGACGTAGAAAGGATCGCACTCCCGCTCCGGGTCTGCGTTGTTCAGCGTATTGAGGATGAAGCGTACGCGCATGGTCGCACGCCCCTCGCCGATGCGCTGCTGCTGAACCAGATAGCGGACGTTAGTGTAGTGGATGAACACAGCGGGGAAAATCACCTCGGATTCCATATTCTCATCGAGCACAATGCGTGCAAACTGGCCGTTGTCAATGGCTATGGTCTTGAAAAAAGGCGGACTCTGCGGGTCATCTTCCCGCTCGCGGATCGTCTGTAAGGCCCGCCGCACGGCGAGGTACATCTCTGCGAGGGCATTCTGCTGGACCTCTTCGGGCAACGACACCGCAGGCCGTTCCGGTACGTCTCGCGGCTTTTCCCGCTGGTCGGTCTTGTCCTTTATCATGGCGTGGGAGCATTGGGGATGCCGGGCAGCCCGTTGAAGATATAGGCGTAGTAGCGCGCGATCTCGGCCGTGAGTTTGGGGTTAGGCCCCATGAACTGCCGCTGCACGGAACGACTCTTACGATACTGGTTGGACCAGTAGGTCCCCGTGGGGGCATTGTGTACCGCGGCATAGGTCGTAGGGCCAGTACGGCGTACTCCACGGTGTCCTCTCAGGGCCACGCTCTCGGGCGCCGCTTCGACGGTGTAGGTTATCGAACGACGGAAGGCAGCCTTGCGGCCCGGCGCAGGCTTCACGCTCTTATTGTCGCTCCGCATCTTGTCCATGACACTTCCGGCCAGCAGCCCCGTATGCCGCAAAATGGGATGCGTGCGGCGACGTCCCCAGCGTGAGGTGCGGGCGGGCCACGGACACCCCGAGCCATAAAAACCGCCCTGTGTGAACGACTGCTCGAAACGGTCCTTGGCGAAGCGTCCCGCCAGATGTGTGAAGTCGAAAACCTGCCGCTCGAAGTGGCTTACCGTAGCGGCCGCGGGCCCCAGCCGGAGCCATTGCTTGTAAAATTGATCGGGAGTTAGGTCCATGACAGATGAAATTTGCGTTTCAGGGTTTGCAGGTGTTCGTGCAGTGCCGACGGCAACGGATGGCGGAAGTAAGGGTGTGCTGCGGAGAAGATACGGCCTGCGCAGCAGAGACTCTCCCGGAAAACAGGATTAACCCGCACGCCTTCGGGAAGCTCCAGCGCTCCGGTCACAGCACCCGGACTGTCCGGAGTGAGGAAGCAGCGGCAGCCGTACTCTATGGGCGGTATAAGCTCCGCGGGGAACGATGACTTCGGGTAACTCACGCCTTCGAGCGCCGCATGCCACGGACGTACCCGCTCGTCGCCCTGCGTGGTGAAGGTCAGCATCTGCTCCGTCCCGACGGTCAGCCACCATGCGGCCATCACGGCGGCATACTCCACGTCGAGGTTCTCCTGCACGGCCCGGTGGCCGTTGTAGCGCTCGAAGACCGCGTCGCAGAACTCGTAGTCATCCTCCGCCACCTTTTCGGGCAGGTCGCAGCACATGGCGTACTCTTCGGCTGCGGCGAAGTCGAGCATGTTCTCGATCCCCGCCGCGAGGATGTCGCGCCGCTCCCGCTCCTGCTGCGTAGGAAAGTCGTCCCGACGCTTCAGGATCTCCAGAGCCTGCTCCAAGTCGAGGTTCAGCCCGTCGAGAAGTCGCTCGATAAGCGTTCCGGCGCGCATCTCGATGAACGTCTCAAGAGCCGAATACCGTGCTGCGCTGTCCGTCCAGCAGTCCAGCAGACGCGCGAAAGCGTCGTAAAGCAGAAAATATTCCCGTTCCTCCCGCTCGGGGGATGCCGCCGAAGGAGTCGGGAGCGTAGCTGCGGCCATCATCTCGCTCCCCGGATAAAATTTACCACTTCGCGGGCGCCCCGGCCGTGCCCGTAGCGCTTGTAGTATTCCTCGTCGGACATGATATGACGGTCGTTAGTGCTCATGCGCCTCTGTCCGGAGCCGACGCCCGCGCCGCCGAGTCCCGCCGTGAGCTGCAAGACGTTGAGCTGACGGCCCACATGGATGCCGAACTCCTTCTCCACCTCGTCCGGGGCGATCTCGTACTTGTCCGTCAGCAAGCCGTAAAGCTTGATGCGATCCTCATTGTTCATCTCGATGCGGTTGCTGTACTTGAACTCCAGCCCGCCGGGCAGGTAGCCCATATCCACCAGCGAAGGCAGCACCTGTTCGTTCATCACGTTCTCGATGAAGCGGCGGTAGACCTCGATCCTCTCGCGGAAGATATCCTGATGCGCCTTCGTGGAACCCACGTAGGACTGTGTGGCTCCGGCCATCGACTCCGAGCCGAGGATCATGTTCGAAACCTCCTTATTCACGAAGTCGATAAGTCCCGTGTAGATCTTCTCCGAGTTGGACATCGTGAAGGTCTTGATGTCTATTTCATCGTCCAGTCCGGTAACGATGACCTTGTTCTGTGCGGCGTTGACGATTTCGCTGGCAAGGCGCTTGCGGTCAGCATTGCTCTCCGAGACGGTCTTGCCGTGGATAATCGGCTGGCCGTAGGTACTCGAAAAATTCACGTAGTTGGCCACCGTGAATTTCTTGGCCAGAATCAGGGGCGTGGTGGCCGAAAAGAGACCCAGATCGCCCGTATTGACGAGAATGTAGTTGCGGCGGTAGGCTTTCTGCGTGAGATCCCAGCCGGGCGACCACATGCCCTGACGCTTCACCACGCGGCACTGGTCCGGCAGCACGTTGCGCCGCTCGATGATGTTCACCTCCCGAAGGCGTCCCGTGCGGGGGTCCGTGCCGGGCATGATCTCCAGCAACGTGTAACCATAGAGCTTCGCCTCGACGATGCCGCGGATGATCTTGTCGAACTGCGTGCCCTGCACCTTGCGCGTCTGCTCCACATCCTTGATGTACTTGCCTTTCTCGTTCTGGCGGGCCAGCATGTAACGGTCTCCGAGAATCTGGCTCACAAGCGTCTCCAGCACGGCCCGGATATGGGCATCCTGCTGCAGGCACGCCTCGTAGAGGTCGATCAGAGGACCGCGGTCGTCCAGTACCGTTCCCCGGACTACCGACGAGCGCACCGAACGATAGCGGTTCGTGCGGTCGATCTCGCGGACATACTCCTGAATGACCTTCTTGCTGGTGCGGAAAACCGACTCCAGAAGCTCATGGTCGAACGTGCCGTCGAAATTTTTTTCAGCCATTTTTCACGCTTTCCAAAGAGTAGGAGAACCATGCCGAAAGTGGTTAAAACGAGGTGGTTATGCTGAATGTGAAAAGGGTGTGAAAAACACTTACTCCAACACAGATACGAACTGGCTATACTTATAGTAAAATTCCACTTACAGTTTTTTATGTCTTGTTGCAATATACTTGTATTTAGATTGTTACACTCAAAAAGTAACTTCAAAAAAATAATTGATTTTATTCCTTAGCTTAAACTAAAAATATATATTTGCGAAAAAAACATCACTATATCCGAGTATGGAAAACTTAAAAACGATAGTCCCGTACCTTTCGACAATACGTTCGGGGACGAAGCAGACATCTCCTCCCGCCGGAGGAGTCGAGAACCTAAAAACCCACAACTGCGACATGACCAAGCGAAGCTTTTTCAAGGACCCCAAGATCGTACTCGTCTTCAACAACCAACGCGTGCTGATCTCCATGTACAAATCACTGAATGTTGCGTCTCAAGCGATGAACATCCCTGCGCAATCGATCTCCCTGTGTTGTTTGGGATACCACATCTCCTGTTATGGTTGTTATTTCAGACACTACGATTTCGATAAAGTCGAAATAGTGCCTCATCAGGATTTCGGACACCTGCGCGTCGAAGAGTACGACCGCATGTGCGACGAAGTGCGCCGCTACCACGATTCCAAGGAACTGTCGCGCCGCAAACTGAGCGCGGAAAAGAGGCGGAAACTCAAAAACGAAGCAAAGCATGAATAGAATCCTGACGGTGCCTTTTCTGCGGGGCACACTAAGAATCAGCAGAACGCCCGCAGGCGACGTGCATAAGGTCTGCGTCAACGACCTCTGCGGAGCCATGCGGCGCAGCATCCTTCTGAAGAACGGCACGGTTCTGCGCCGTTGCCCGTCGCTTACGTATCTCGATGCGGAGCATCCCGAAGAGTTGTATGCCGATTTCACGGAGGCTGTCGAGCTTGTCAAATGGATGAGCTCCGGCGCCAAACTGTTGCGCATGCGCGGCCGAGAAGTGCTGGAAAATCTTCAACATCTGCGTATGGCGCAGGACACTACCGCAACGGATGTTTCCGAAGGTTCCGCACCACGAATCATCGAGCTGGAGTACGTGGGCAACCGCTTCTCCGTGCGTCTCGAAGATGGCCGTTATATGGTCAACGCTACCGAGATGGCACGGCCTTTCGACAAACGGCCGGCCGTATGGCTCAAACTCACGGAGACGGCGCGCCTGCGTGAGGCATTGGTCGAGGACGGCATCTCGGCCGATACGGAGCAACAGGTTATCACCACGCGCGGTCCTCACGGTGCCACATGGCTGGAGATACATCTCTGGACGCAGTTCGCACAATGGCTCTCGCCGGCCTTTGCGGCGTGGTGCAGCAAGAAGCTCTTACACTTGCTGCGCGATGGCCATACCGAGCTGCAGGAGGTCCCGCAGCCGGTATCGTCGGTATCGGACCCCACTGAGGAGTTCTGCTCGGAGGAGCTGCTGCTGCCAGCGCCCGCAACCTACGAAGAGGCACTCACAGTCATCGATGACCAGCATGATACCATACGGCGCCAGAAAGAGTTCATACGTCGCAACCGCCACAAACTGCGGCACTACAAACTCACGATCGAGGACCGCGAATGGTTCACTTCCTCGATGATCGCCACAGAGTTGGGCATAAGTTCCATACGTCTGAATCTTTTCCTGATGGAGGAGGGGCTCCAAGAGCGCGTACAAGACAAATGGCAGGCGACGGATGCCTATCGCCACTTGCGGGGCATACACATTTACGAGTGGTTCAACCGCAAGACCAACTATTTGAATCGCTACAAAATCGAAGCATGGACACCCGAAGGACGCGAGTACATCGTCGAACTGTGGCATCGCCGCAACAGTTATCTCACGAACCGATAAACCTAATACCGCGACAACTATGGACGACAAGAAAAAACTGCTCGAAAAACTCCTGCGGGACAAGCTGCGGGAAGTAGACGGTGTATTGTGCAGCGACATGCCATGTCTGGGAACGCCGCACGACATCGCACGGCTCATACGCGCCGGTTATGCCGACATGCTGTGCCCGGGCGTGGTCGTGGGCATAGATTGTGCGAAGGGCACGGATCACAAGCTGCCCATGGTGCAACTTCAACGCCGCAACAATGCCTGTATCATGTACGACAAGGGTCGGTGTCTGCTGCAAAGCGGACTCGCTCCTACTCTGGGACGGGTACATCAGTGCGTCGGGGAGTTGTTCGACCATGACCTGCGGCATCTGATCATCCTCAAAATCATCGCCGCATGGGCGGACCCTGCGAATTGGGAAATCGTTGAATTCTGTCTGAAGACTCAAAGCGAAGAACAAAAAAAATCGAGATTAAACCATACGAATTGATGCGGCTCTATACTTATCTGAACGAAACCGTATCAATTAAAAATTTTTCGTATGGAACTGAAAGCTAAAATGACCTTCGAGGAAATGGCGCGACACATGGAGGAGAACACCTACCGTATAGCCAACCGTGTAAATGTGGGCCGTTACGCCCGCGAAATGGGATACAGGGTTTACAAGCCCATGATTGACGGACGGATATACCTCTTCTACATCAACGACGCGCTGGCCACCGAAAAACATCGAAACGACACATGGTAACCACCAAACGACAGCATGCTCCGGGCGGACTGGCCTATCCGGGCTTCTCATATCTGCTCTCGCCCGAGGAGGAACGATTCCTCAAGCATATGAAGGAGTTCGAGTACATCCGGCGCAGAGGGTACAGCGTGAACTTTACGCGGGCGCAGTATATGCGTCGCATGGGACTGCGGGAATACACTTTCGACCGGTGCGCGCGTTCGCTCTGCCGCCTCGGGTTGATCGTGAAAACCGAGGACAGCAGCCGCAACAGAGTACACTACCGACTCAACGAAGAGGCGTACGAACGACTCGTACGAATTGTGACCACCACACGCAACATCGATCGACTCATCGCATTTTTCGATTTGCACTGCTTCAAACTGGGGAAAGACATCCTATCGCTGACCGACGAGGAGATAGACACGCTTCTACGCTGAGCGACGCAGGACGTCTGTCGAGGGCTGCACGGGTTGCAGCCCTTTTTTTGCGGTTGGCTGCCGCGCCGGACAACCTCGAAGAGGATTGTTTTTTTCGACAGACTGGAGGAAGGGGCTATCCCGAAAGGATGAAAAGGGAGATATGATGTATATATGTATATATAGTTATATAGTTATATAGTTATATTTATTTACATGATTTACGAGTCGGAGACGAGATAGGGATTTTACCTTTCGAGTTCGATTCGAGCCTGAGCCGAGAACGATACCTTATCACGAGATACGAATCTTTACCTTCGAGATCGGAACGAGCTGCATTACGAACTATATTAAAAAATGCGGAAAAAGAGTAATAATATCGGAGAATGGTTCCTACTAAGGTCTGTTGGAGACGAATCCGTCGATATACTCTTTATCGTGCGCGACAACAGCAAAAGCCTGCCTGATGAGCTTGTTTGCGACAGCGATCATAGCGAGTTTTCCCGATTTTCCGTTTTGCCTGAGCCTCGTATAGGTCTCTTTGCATTGGGCATTGAACCTACTGGCAGGCCAAGCGGCGATATAGAGAAGTCCTCTAGTGTATGCGTCTCCGTTTCGGTTGATATGCCCTTTGATGTTTACCGAAGTTCCGGACTGTTCGTAAGTGGGACAAATTCCGAGATACCGGGACACCTGCTTGGCATTTTGGAAGTAGGTAAAGCCTCCAGTAGTGATGATGAGCGCCGTGGCAAGCGTTATGCCTATCCCTTTGATGGTCGTCAGCAGCGCGAGTTGTCGGCTGAACTCCACTTCGACAAGATCCGTGAGTTCCGCCTGGAGCCTGTCACGCTTCTTTTCAAGGAACTTGATAGTTTCGTCTACGGTATGAGTTGCACCTTTGTCCGGGACAGGCAGACATGCAAGAGAGCCACGAAGGTTCGACATGGCGGTAATCTGCTTAGTAAGTTGGCGAATGACGGTTCTTTTCTGTCGGAGCCGCAGGATGGCCTCTCCCTGTACCTTGAAAGGACGCGGGTTCATCTTCTCTCCGTACAAGGTAATGAGTCGTGCATCGCTCTTATCGGTCTTGACCGTAGAGAGCAAGGCTTTGGCGAAGTTCTTTACCTTCAGCGGATTCTCCATGCTGACAGTAATTCCGGCGACATTGAGCATATACAGCAGCAAGGCGCTGTAATTCCCTGTCGCCTCCATAACACAGTGGATACTGCCGTCTTTGGGGAGAGTCCCGATAAACTGTCTGATACCAGCGGTCGTGTTGTTAAAAGTACGGATCTCCCCGCCTTTGTCGGAGGAGTAAGCTACCACGAATGTAGCCTTGCTCACGTCGATTCCAATGTACCTCATGGCCGTTCATTTTTTGGTTTTAACGACATCGCTTACATCTTGGTCCTTCATTGCGAATACGGGCTCAGACACCTTACGAACTATCCGGATTCTGATGTAAAGAGTATGGGGTCAGAACATAATTCCCGGTTTAGAAAACCAATGAGAGATCGGACTTATTCCATACTCTGATGTCTTAACTATTCAAATTTAATTAACTAATTACAAATATACAACGAGAGATACTTTTTCTGTCACGCCAGAAAAAGTATCCAAAAAGAGGCGTCTCATACTGCAAAAAAACCTGACGGTTTTTTTGTTATTTCAAGGTTTTCATACTTGGAGAAATCTCGTCTACGATGAACATTCAACTGTAAAAGACGTTCGAAGAATGTTTAATGTATGCTTGAAAGGCGTTCGGATGCTCCTTGAAAACGGCAGGAAGAAAAAATGCCGTTTTCCGGCGTTTTCTGGCCTTTTCCCATTTCGTCCAATCTTTTCCTCGGGATAATGCTGAAAATGGCTTTACAGGCAAAAAAGGCGGCTGTGCAGATTCTGCGGCATAAGCGCAAACATCAACAGTTGTCCTCTGCGAGCATCTCCTCCATACAGACGTCGAGCATGCGATTGCGGGCACGTTCGGCAACCTTGTACTGCAGGAAGTAATTCCCGCGCCGGGAATGGAGCCTGTCGCTCTGCGAGTCCGTTTCCACCGACTGCTTGATCATCAGGTAGCTGTTGATCCAGTAATATTTCTCACCTAATTTGGCCCGCGACGTATTCTTCTCGATGCGCCGGCGTTTGGAGTTCCAGACATAACCCTCCTCACCCAGTTCTTCCCGAAGAATCGCTCGGTGCTCGCTGTAAGCGTCGAAGAAGCTGAAACGATCCGCATCGCCCAAATTCAGGTTGCTCTCGTAACGCAGTTGCCCGGCTCCCATCTTCACGCAAAACATTTCCAGCGTATTGTCCTCTCGTACGGCGCGAAAAATACCCAGCCCCACCTGACGGCCCAAAACCATCAGGCGTACAAAGCGCGGATGCGCAGGAATCGTACGCGGCTCGATGCGTCCACTCGTGAGGTTCCAGTCGTAGCCGTGTAGGGCGAGGGCCTTCTGCAACGACGCTACCTCATCCTCCGACGCGGCGCTCCATTCCCTGTCCGAAAAACGGCGTTCTTCGAGCATAAGTTCTCCGGTAGATGAGAGTGCGGCACCCACCACGAACGAATCCCACCGTTCACCTGTAACAAGACCGACACACCCGCACTGCGGGCAGTGGACGACGTCCCCGACCGTAGGACGCGAAGCATTGTACCACGCTTCGAGCTGCTCATAGGTGATTTGTTCCAACGACTCCGGGCCGTGAGTTCGGGAAGCGAGTGCGATCCGGATCTTGCGCTTGTTGAAAAACACCCTGATCAGGCATTCGTCTTTCTCCGAAGCCGGACGTACCGTCGATAAAAACCGTTTTATATGCTCTTTGCTTTTTTTCATACTTGTTCCCGTCGCTGAAAACACAAATGCAAATATAATCATTTATAACGTTTAATTCTGAATTTTGAATTTTTTTAGTTATGAACTAACACCCCCAATCGAAAGCGACAAAAAACCTCGAAGCCCGCAACTGCTTTTTTCGGACGGCGTTTCTTATCAGCATAGCACGCCACATATCATAGAGGAAGCCCGTCTGCAAGAAACGGAGCAAAATACTCGGGACAACTTCGAGAAAAAACGATCGACTGCTTGGTCGAAATGCCATTTAGCTGCGAAATCCACCGCACGCCGCACTATCAACATACGACCGTCGCAAAGAACGAAAAACGGGCTTTGGAACACTCTGAGAAAAACAGCAAGCCAGAGGTAGGAATCTTTCTTAGCGATCCCTGAAATAATTATTCGTGTAACGAGAAAAACAAGAAGTCGGACTTGAAAATTCTCCCCGAGGAAATGAACGGAATACGCACCTGCAAGCACACCCTCCTCCGTATTATTACATTTCGATATATGTTTGTTTATAAGCTATTTACATATTTTCACTTTGTAGAAAAGTGAAAATTCAAGTCCTTTTTCGGTTGTCATACCTATAAATCGTAATTAAAAAATATAAAAACAGTGATTTAATATAAAAATAACATAGATGCAAATAATAGCATATCATTGATTACAAGAGAATTAAATCAATATCAAATAACATGAAGCCAGACTAACAAATTAACACTTACCAATATTCGGAGTAATTAGACAAAAAAACGAAAACAAGAAAAAACGAAAAAAATTTTCACTTTTTTCTATTCGCTGAATATCAATATGTTACAAATGCATCCCTCGCGCGCGAGTGCGTCCTCTGATTAAAAAGCAAGGGACTGAAAAAAATATTTTCAAAACATTTGCAAAATTGAAAAAACCGTTTTAAGCTATTCACCGAACGCAACGAACAAACGAAAACCGTTGCAAACGTTCTTTAATCTTTGTTTTCAAATCCGGCCGCACGCGACCGAACATGAAACACAAAAATTCGCTCTTTGAAAAATAATTGCTTTGTCGCGGGTAACACCGCGAACGCACACCGAGCGTTATGCGGGTTATACTCGTATTTGGGTAGTGTCTGACACACCCCGTCCGCGTCCCTGCGTTGCAATGATTGACAAAATACAGGTTAGCGGGGGTTTGTTCCCCCGCTAACCGCAAAAAACGTGTAACAACGTCAATAGGGAAATTATGCCCTGTTGCGAACGATAACAAAAACAAATGTTTAACATCTAAAACTTTACGAAAATGAAACAGTTAGCAATCAACGTTGTGAAAAACACCGCAATCGAAAACATCGTTTGCACTCCTAACACGGTCGTATTGGCCAAACAGACCACCAGCACCAACGCGAAAACGGGCGAGGTATCGACGACCGTGCGATATATCGAAGTGTGCCCGATTGAAAAAACCGACCCGCTTTTTATCGTTCAAAGTCTGTTAAAATACATTGTTGCGGAGTTTTTCGTCTGCAAAGACCTTGAAACGGATTTTGCGGAAACGAATATCACGCAAAGGAAATTGTTTAATCAATTCCTTACGGGAAACACGATTTACCGCACCGATTCCAGCGGTAAAATTGCAAACGCCCTTATTTCGGAGGTTCCATTAAACCGCACCGCACTCCGCGTCCAGAAAACGCACGCCGTTGTAACCTGCAAACCGGAAAACCGCAAAGCGGCTATTTACCAGCACGCAAAGGCCGTCCGCGCACAATGCGCATATATCAGCCTAATCAAAGACAAAGCCGAAGCAATCGAAAAGGACGCCGAAAAGAGCGAAACCGCGACCACGGCGAAATCCGCACGCCGTACCGCTCCGACCGCACCGGCAACCGCCGCCGCCTAAACCGGCCCGACATATCCAAACCGCGAACAGACCGCGCCCAAAAAGGTGCGGTCTGTTTTTTAATGCCCCGTCATACCTTGCACACGACGGGGTAAACCGCATACGCAAAAAGAATTTTCCCGCCGGAATCGCGGGGGCATTATGCCCGGCCGCGAAACATTTTCCCCGGCGGAATCCACACCGCAAACACTGCAAAATTATGAAACCGCACCAGATAATCGGCAATTATTGCCAACTCTACGGGGTAACTGTGCCCGAAATCGACTACTCCGAAACACAGTTTTTCGTAGCTGTTTCCCACGAATGCGCGAAGGTCATGCACTGGCGCCGCCCCTCCGCACTTTTGGGCCGCATCGTCTGCGAGGCCATGAAGCGCGGGGTCGTCCTCTACGTCCATAACGGCTGGGTAAAGCTCCTGACGTGGGAGAACTGGAAACAGACATGGGCCAAACTTTTCGTCCCGAAAAAGCGCGACACGCAACCGGAGCCGAACACCGTACTCCCGTACCGCTCGGAGATTTTCGAGCAGGGACAGCAGGAGCGCCCACGCAAGAAACCCCAGAAACACGGGTTCCGCCGCACCTTCAACGCCAATTTCGCCATGAACCTTTACGGTCCTACGCGCGGCATCCGCACCGAGGTTCTCGGGCAGGGGGCCTAATCTACACGGCCCGATATACACGGCTCGCCGAGGGTTTTCCCGCAGGCGTGGCGTGGCAAACTATCGGCGCATCGGTTCGGTGCGCCTTTTTCATAACGACCATAAATCATTTACGACCATGACTAACACGACAACTATGCCCGCATGGCTGGGCATCCCTGCACACAAACTCGCTCAGTGGCGGCGCGAATTTGCCGCCGCTTATCCCGCGCTGGCCACGGCTCGCGCCAAGCGGCCCCGCATCCGGCGCGAACGGCGCAGCGAGCTGGTTTTCTCCACGGCCCGCACGGTACGGTAAAGCGCGGTACACGGCGCACCGCTTTCCCGGCGGAATTACGTCCATAGCGGCCGGTGCGGACGAAAAAATCCCGGCGGAAAATTTGGCGGGAAGCGCATATCCGGCTATATTTACCACAACTAATTGATAGTTAGATAATTATAAAGCTGATAGCGATGAATTGTGTAATTGCTTCGGAGATAGACATTTCCCGGCTGGAAGAGTTGACAGGTGCGGCGTCCGGCCTGATTCGGCCCATACCCTCGAAAATGGTCGAGGAGTGCGGTTTCGAGCAGCTTCGGATGTTCCTGCACAAGTACGGCCTCTATACCATGCCGACCACGGAACTGATCGAATACCTCGCGAGCGTCATCGCCGGAAAACGCGCCATCGAAATCGGGGCCGGCATGGGCGTCATAGGCCGTGCGCTCGGGATACCTGTAACCGACAACAAGATGCAGGCGTGGCCCAGCGTCAAGGCATACTACGACCTTATGCGGCAGCCCACGATTCGCTATCCGGTGGACATCATCGAGCTGGATGCACATGAGGCCGTGAAACGTTACCGCCCGCAGGTGGTCATCGGCAGCTACATCACGCACCGATGGCGTCCCGGCATGACCTCGGGGAACCAATACGGCGTGGACAACCTGAAAATCGCCCGCAAGGTGGAGGCGTACTACATGATCGGCAGCCTCACGACGCACATGCAGGACCCGGCGATGAAGCATCTCGACGGCATCGAGCGGCACGACTTCCTCTACACCCGCGGCGGCAAGGAGAACTCCGTGATATTCCGCTGGAAGCGGTAGACATATTTAGCTTATAAATCAGAGCGGCCCGCCGATGCGGGTCGCTTTTTGTTGCATCACCTAAAATCCATTCACGATGATAATCAAATGCGAAGAGCGGCTCCGCGAAGCGCGGGAATACTCCGAAACGCTCGACGACAAATCCCTGCAGGAATGTCTCGACAAGCTCCGAAGTTGGGAGAGGAACGGGCGCACGCTGCATCTGTATAATGATTTCGCGCCGTACAGCTTCGGCTTCAGTCTCTATGCTCCCGACGGGCGGCTCATCATGAACGGCGGTCTGTTGTATCACGGCTCGCCCGATCGTTCCTGCGCCGTGACGTTCGACCGCAAAAACCTTTGGCAGACGCATACCTGATATCCTTGGAGGGTAAGGAGCAATAAAGCACGACCGATTTGGGCCGTGCTTTTTTTTATGCCTTGTTACAACCGATTCCATTTAACCGATACTATTTCTTATTGACAGCACTCAATTCGACACTATGCAACGACGAACCATCCGCAAGCTCAAACGTGGCGAGTATTTCCGCCTTACCGACAGCGATACAGCCCCGGTATGGGTACGCGGCGAGTACATCCGCGAAGTGAAAAAGTACAGCACTCATCGATTCGACGACGTGAATCACGAACAGTTCATGCGCGGCGACCGACTCGTCTGGGTGGGGTTCACATTTTAACCTATTAAAAAACAATGCTAATGAATATATCGGACAAACCGACGAACCGTATTCTGGTCAAAGCGCACACGGACAGTGAATGGGACTCGTGCGATTTCGCGATCATCTCCATTTCAAAAGACTGGAGAAAGACGCTACTCGAACGGCTCGACGCCATAACACAGGCCGCGAATAATCAATCCTTCTTATCCATGCACTTTTTTGACGGTGCGGCGGATTTCTATCAGTCGGGAGATGACGGACTCCCGGACGTCGACGAACTACTGGTAGACCACGAATGGGCATTCGTGGAATTGACGCAGGAGGAGCAAGACAACCTGACCCCGCCAGAGAGTTCTCTGGATTGCTACAAGATGGTGCTGTACAAGGACGGGGATGCCAAATATACTGCATATGGCAAGCATACGAGCGAAGAGTTCTGGACCACGGAAATTCCGTTGCGGGAATTACTCGAAAAATTGCGACTACTATGACAGCACGAATACAGGAAAAGACCGTCTCCGCATATTTTTATTATATGTGGAATGCTTGGAGCAAAGAAGAGTGCGACACGGTTTTTGGCCCGCAGTCCAGACACTTCTGGGAGAAATGGGACTATCTCTACCGAACCTTCCACGGCAGTGCTGCCGAACATTTCTACGCCGAGTTGAGTCCTGCGAACCGCCGTCTCGTCGTGGAGCGGGCCTGCGAACTCTACGACGGGAACAGACTGCGTGACAATCCGAAATATGTCGGGAAGACGGTGGAGAAGACGCCGGAGCGGCTGGTTCTTGTCGTCGGCAATGCCCCGCAGAGCCTTGCCAACCTCTTCATGGCCGGCGACATTCCCTTCGCTTATTCGTCGGGAAGGTTCATTGTTTTCGACAACACCACGCCGCCCGTGCTCCGGGAGTATCTGGAGCGGCGCGGCATACCGCATGAACAGCTCGACCGAATGAGCTTCTCCCAGCGGGAAATAGGCATCAACGACATCCCATTACCTTAATACGAAAACTATGGAAACACTGGATAAGGTACGCTTCATCGAAAGTGACTCCGTGCCCAAAGAGGGCGCGAGCATCAAATCCCTCAGCACGTCGATCGAAATTACCCACGCTTGCGGCTGCGTGCTCGTAGAGCACTTCGCCTGCGGGCGGACACCGCGTATGGCCGATGAAACGGCCGAGCGTTACGAGCGCCGGCTGGCTGAAAGAAAGTATTTCGTCAAACTGTGCCCGGAGCATCAGGTCCAGTTCGACGAACAAATTCACCAAAACCGTCAACTATGGGAAAGGTCAGCAAAGAGTTTTTAGAGTCCAAAATCGACTTGCGCCTGCCTCCTTTCTCCGGTTGGGGGAACATGTACATCGATACATCCCGAAAAGAACTCTATTTCACGGTATGGAACATATTGCCCAATGGTCGCGGATGGAGCAGAGAGACAAGCCATGACGATGAAACCGATAAGCTGGACGGACATTATGACGTTACCGTTAATTACACAACATTCGAATGGTCTGTAAGGCAACACGGCACATGGGGCAATCTGGTCTCTTATCTTCCTCCGTCCGATCCGACAGTCTGGACAAAAGAAAACAGCTCCGAAAGCATGGTCAAGCGCATCGAATCGGGAATCGCTCGTTCATTGATGAATGCAGCCGTTTACACACAAAACGGCAGAGAACGCTGGTTTATCGAACGAGATGAATGTTGTCTTTCAGTCTCCTACACAATCTTCCCTAAGAATATGGACGATGGCAAATAACTCTGGCGACATTCGAAAGATCGTATCCGTAACGAAATATTCTGAACCTATGATGAAAGACAAAATTCTGCAAATGTTCTTCGAGCTGGAGCGGTGGACGAAAGCCATCGACAAGGGTGTGGATAAAGACATCCGCAAGGATCAGCTCCTGCGTCTGACCGACGAGCGGACGCGCCTTGCCATGGCCGAGGCCATGCTGCAGGGCCGGTATGCGATCTCACCGCCCCATACCGCACAGATCCCGAAAGAAAACGGAGAATACCGTACGGTCTACGTGAACGAACCCATCGACCGTGTGGTGCTGAGCATCGCCAATGACCTGCTGTTTGACCTGATGCCGGAGATGATCCACCCCGCCTGCAAATCCTACCAGCGGGGCATCGGATGCGGCAAGGTCGTGCAGGAGGTCAGCCGCCGGATCGTGGAAGCCTCGAAAATGGGCTGCATGGGCTGGAAAGCCGACCTCTCGAAGTATTTCGACAGCGTGCCGATCGCCTTCGTCGATGCGGCGTTCGATAAGGTCGAAGCCAAGCACGGACACTCTGCATTGATCGACGTGCTTCGTAAATACTACCACGCAGATCTCTACTTCGACGGGGACAACGAACTCCACAGCCGGTACCAATCCCTCAAACAGGGCTGCGCCGTGGCGAGCTGGCTGGCCAACGTGCTGCTCTACGGTCTGGACGAGGAACTCTCGCAGATGAAAGGCTACTACGTCCGCTACTCGGACGACATGCTCTTTATCGGCGAGGAGTACGAGAAGGCGATGAGCGTGCTGGAGCGGCGGCTCGAAGCGATGAGCATGCGTCTCAACCCCAAGAAGGTGGAGTACCTGACCGCCGACCGCTGGTTCAAATTCCTTGGCTTCAGCATCCGGGGTGGCATGATCTCGCTCTCTTCGAGCCGCATCAAGACCTTCCAGCGGGAGATCGAGCGCCGCACAATCAAACAACGCCGCACGACGCTCGCACGAGCCGTCAATTCGGTCAACCGATACCTCTACAAGGGCGACGGCGAGTTCAGCTGGGCGACGCAGATACTTCCGGTGTGCAACGTGAAGCGGGACCTCGACGAGTTGAACGGGTTTGTGCTGGACTGCCTGCGAGCCGTACAGACCGGAAGACGTAAACTCGGAGGGCTGGGATATGTCCGCACCAAGTCCGACGGCTGCATCGTCCGGGGCCGGGGCCGCAACGTAAAGGCTAATCGCGCCAAAGCCGGCGGCCGGATCGACGGCTACCTTACGATCGGATGTATGCGCAATGCGCTTCTGACGAGCCGCGGCGTGTACAATACGCTGGTGGCCTCCCTGTAACTCATGCCGAGCACACGGCAGGCGGATGAAGGGCTGGAAATTGAATATTACAGGTATCGCATACCAGAACCTTCCGTAAGATGTGCCGGTTTATCGACCGGCGCATCTCATCAGGTTCTGGTTCATGCCTGTAAATATCGGAAAAAATTAGAGCGATGTGTCGCCTGCTTGACATCCGCACAGAAATACCGGAGCACACTGGACGAAGTTCGAGGCATGGATTTGAGATTCCTGCGTGTGAACTCCAGCTCTTGAGAGTCTTGAAGGTCCCTATCGTCACCTTCAGACTCCAAGAGCTGAGTCTACGCAGACAACATCTACCGGATAGAGCCATGTGCCGCCATGATAAGAACTCCATTTCAGCACGGAAAGCGTGATACAAGGAATACAATTCAATGTGCCGAGGTTAATACAGCCCATCTCGCGCCGGCGGGGAGTAGCGATCACTACTTCCGCCGGCGCCATCCCGGCTTCCAACCCCGGCATCATATCGAGTCGATACAGAGACGTGCCGGTATTCTGAGTATCATGCAACAAACAAACGCAGTACAGCGTGGAGTGTCGAGGTCGGAATTTCAATGACGCAGCGACAGACGGCCGGAGACACGCCTCGATCTCCTACACGGAGATGAGGAGCGTCTCCAGCCTTTCTCGCTGCCGCATATCGAGCCGATGAAGTCATGTGCCAATCCGAAGAGAGCTCCAACATTTAGCACGAAAAGGTGCGGTTCAGGGGATGACGTCCAACATGCCGCGAACAAGGAAGTCCCCGGCTGCATACGTCGAGTTCACTATCAGGAACCGACGAATGCTGCCCGGGACTCCTGCCTCGGCATATATCGAACAAGTAAAGCGACGTGCCGGTCATCCGGAGAATCGCAGTGAGCTCAGCACAGAGTTGGGAAGTCGAGGTCAGGATTTCAATGGCGCAGCGTCAATCGCGGGCCAGCTTCATCTCCTACCGATCGTGACGCTAATCGCTACGATCGTCCGGAGATGACGCGGCCAACTCCAACGTCTGCCGCACATTGAACGGATAAAGCCATGTGCCATTCCGGACGAGGCTTCCCCAAGGGGCAGCGCAGCCCCGAACACGCACGAGGGATCGGATTCAACGATACAGTCTCGACAAGGATACTGAAGACAGAGTATCCTTGCCATCAGTATCCTGGGTTTCCACTGTACCTATCGAAACCGTAAAGCCATGCGCCGGCGATCCGAGTGCAAATAATTAAAACACAACAGCGATGAGCAATATCTATGAAGAGGCCGTGCAGGCCGTCGAAGAGGGTGCGAAATTTATGATCGACTTCCCCTCGCGCTGCCTGAAAGTGGGCGACAAACAGATTATTCGCGATGGCGAGTACGACGGCGAATTGGGTGTGGAACCATGCACCCCGGAGGAATTCCTCGCCCGTGTGGAGGAACTCTATCACGCCTACAAACACTCCATTCCTTCGGAGCGCAGCGAGAGCCGTTCGAGGCGCTACTTCAGGGCCCTGCCCGAGCGGGAGTTGAGCGACGAGGATATGCTCTACGGCCAGCGGCGCGACCGTGCACAGGCCGAGCTGGAGCTCTACCTCCTCTGCCAGATACTGAACGGCCTGAAGTGGAATCCAGAAACAATGGGCCGCTGGTTCTGGCAGAGCAAGCAGGACAAGGATCTGGTAATACTCCGCCAGTGGGTAGAATCCGACTATAACAACTAATCATTTAACAACTAAAAAATCAAACAATGAGAAAAACGAAAGAGACGAATGTCACTTGTCCTGCGTGCGGGACGCAGCTTGCGGTTACGGGCAACGGAGTTGTCGCAGTCGCAGCAAACAAGGCGCCGGCCAAACTGCCCAAGACGGCGCAGGAGCGTATCGAGGCGCTGAGCCGTGCAGGCGTGGATGTCAGTAACCTGTTCGCCATGCAGGGCTCGAGCGGCGGAGAGTACGTCGTATCGAACAAGGACGGCAAGCTGTCGATCCTTGCCGACGACGACCCGATCTTCTGCGCCATCCTTTCGCAGGGTACCGTCCCCAACCGCCGCCTGTTCCGCCGCTGGGTCATGGCCCAGATGTTCCACATGCTCTCATACAGGGACTATCTCTGCAAGGAACCCGTGGGCGTTACGGAGATGATCCGCCGTCTGGGCTATGAGTACCAGTGGAAAATGCTCCTGAGTGAGCTGCGCGCCCAGATGAAGATGGAACCCCGCGATCTGGCGAGTTTCTCCGAGCGCAACCGCTGGTTCAATGTCCACGTAGTCGAGGCTATAGCGCAGGAGTATGTCGAACATCTGACCAAGCACGTAGAGGCGTTGCCCGTGAAGAAGTGCAAGGGCATCCCCTACAAGCGTGTCGGAGGCGAGAACATCTTCGAGCAGGATCTGTACAACAAGCTTTACGGCCCGCTGAACCGGGCCGCAGGACGCTTCAGATATGCCAAGAACGCTGCCCAGCTCTACAATGCCGTCAAGGCGTTCGACGACCTGCGCGTGAAATTACCGCACGAAACGCCCCAGTGCAAGGCGTGGGTCGATGCGTACAAAGGCGCCGGAGCCTTCTACACGATGCAGAACTTGATCCGCTTCCACGGCTGTCTGGTCATTGACGACAAGGGAATGCAGTTGGACAAAGACCGGTCGCTCGTCTTCCTCTCGCTCCAGGCCGACCGGTACAAGAACGGCGGGGGCTGGCGCATGCTGGCCATGCTCAAGAAGATGCTCGACGACAACGGCATCGACATCCAAAAGAAGATGAAGGAGTGGAGCCAGCGTAAGACGAAGTAATCCGCATGCCTGGCAGGCACGATACGACGGACCGGGAGATTTCAGATCGTCTTCCTTGACAGGATCCTGAGGCGTTGGCTACACGCCGCTGCCTCAGGATCCTCCCGGAAGACTATTCATCGGACGGATAAAGCCATGCCCCGCACCGGTAGTCGTATCATTTTTTCAAAATACATAAAACGACCATTAAAGATGGTAGAAGACAAGGAGATTTCAGAAGTGCTGCTCGACATTGCAGACGAGCTCAAAAGTAAGGATGGAAAACCGTGGAACCTTACGAACGACTGCGGTGATCCTACCGTATTCGACGCCGGGAGCGGACTCTATATCCGGGACGTCGTACTCGACAAGGACGAGCAACCCTGTGCGCTGATTCCGCTGGGATATTTCGAAGACGACACGATCCGCGGAATCGCCAAAATAATGCATCAATGACCTCATCATGTTATGCCGCGTTCGACTCCCGAAATAAAAAACACAAGCAAATACGACTTGTGGTTTCATGAATTGAGGAATAAAAACAACCAATGAAATACAGAATAAAATGAAACTTATCGTAAGTCAGGAACTCAAATCGCGGCTCGGTAATGCCGCTTTGAACGGAAGCATAATCGCCAAAGACATTCTGACGGAAATTCACCGCAAGTCCGATGCGTCGGAAATCGTCCGTGGTACGATCAATTATTTCGGCACGAAACGCAAGAAAACGGCGGCCGACGGCCATACGAAAATCAAAGTGGTCTTCACGGCCTGCAGCAAGGACTTATCGCACGAAAATTTCCCGGACAAAGGAAATCCGCAGGCCCCTTGGTTCAAGGAGAACCGCACCGACATGGAGCCGGCCACATTCGTCAAATGCTTCACGTCGCTGCCCGATTATCCCGATCAGGACATGGAGTATTTCGCGAACTGCATCTGCGTGGACAGCCGTGTCACGGTCAAGTTGTATTCCACCATGCAGGATTTCATCGAGGCGTATAGTGCGGAGAACTACTCGACGATCGCACAGGCAGGCGACAGCACGCTGCACAACTCCTGCATGCGTCATGAGGAGACGGCACGCAATGCCGCTGATTTCTATTTCAACTTCGCGGGAGCACAAATCCTCATTGCGACCGATGCTGCCCACAACATTCTCGGCCGCGCCGTCGTCTGGCCGAATGCCCGAACAAACTCCACCGATACGCCTATTGCGGTATCCGTGGTGGATCGCGTCTACTACACCCACTCCTTCGTACACAAGATGATTCTCCGCCATGCCGAAGAAATCGGCATCACCTTGCGTAAACGCTACAACGATTACAGCCACTGCACCGACTTCGTAGTTATGAATCCTGTCGAAGGGTTGGATGCCGACCGCGGCGCTACATTGGCCCTTCAACTGAGTATCAAAGTTCCCGCGTCCCAATGGCACAAACGCGGGGTACCTTACATGGACACCTTCCTCTCCATTCGCTTGGTACGTGCCGAGGATGACAAACTGCAGTTGGAGCTCACGAATTGGCGTGATTCGAATCGTATCGCCAACTGCCAGAGCACCAGCGGATATGCTATTCGGGAAAGAGTCGTTTGCCCAGCCTGCGGCAAGCTCCACGAGAATCCGGATCGGGGGCTGTGTGCAAGCTGTTACGGCAAAATGACGGAACAGACACTTTTAGGACGTATCATCGTGGGCAAGTCGGTAAAGTACCAAGGGAGGACCTATCCGGCCGACCTGATCCACAAAGGAAAGCCGATCCCCACATTGGTACTGTATCAACAAACGGCCAAACTGTTCAGTGAAAATTAAATCGCGGCCAACCATGGAATTACTGCAAGCATTATACCGCATTGCCGCTCCTTCGGGCAACGAGAAGGCCATGCTACGGTTCCTCGAAGAGCGCCTGAAGTCGATCTGTGGCGTAAGATACGACATCGACACAATGGGGAATATCTATGTCGTCAAAGGAAATGCCGAGACTTATCCCTGCATGGTAGCCCACACTGACGAGGTGCATCGTCGCCCTAAAACGGGTTACGAAGTGATTTCCGTCCACGATGCGATCGTTCTGGGCTACAACAGCACGCTCGGGACTTTTTCCGGCATAGGCGCCGATGACAAGAACGGCATCTGGGTAGCGCTCAAATGTCTCGAGAAATACGACGTCCTCAAATGTGCGTTTTTCGTGCAAGAAGAGCGCGGCTGTATTGGAAGTTATCGGGCGGACATGGATTTTTTCAAAGATTGCCGTTTCGTGCTTCAATGCGACCGCAAAGGGAACAGCGACCTGATCGTCAGTATAAACGGTATGACTTTGTGTTCCAAACAGTTCATCAAAGCCACCGAATACAAAAAATTCGGGTACAAACGTGCGACGGGCCTGATTTCCGATGTGGCAGCCCTCAAGCAAAACGGATTGGGCATATCGTGCGTAAACATTTCATGCGGCTATTACGAGCCCCATACAGACCGGGAATATACGGTCATAGCGGATCTGTACAAATGCCTCGACTTCGTACAGCACATCGTCGAAACATGTACGGAAGTGTATACCCATGTCTATAAAGCGCCGAAGCAGCATCGCTTCGCGGGAGTCTACGACTGGGGTGGCTTCGACGACGATCTGTTCGAGCCGCATTATATCAGGAGGCCGGTTCATTCAAAACCTGCGAACAATCCCCAGTCCGGTTACTGTGCCATGCTCGAGCGTATGACGCAAATGGTCGATGCCGATCCCTCGCTCGGCCTCGCAGCCATTGCAGCACGTTTGAATCGGGAGTTCCCAATGATGCGTTATTCCGATTTTTCGATGGCTTACAGCGATATCATGGGCAAACAGTCCTTGACTCCAGCCACAGAACGACATTAAAATTACTAAATCCATAAAAATGGGAACAATCTTATTGACCAAACAGAACGCGCACCGCGTCACGATGGTGCGCCGCAAGGACGATTCTGCAAGCACACCCGTACCGTTCCGCTGGCGCGGCGATCGCCGCATCGGCATCGGCTGCTTCGACCACCTCATCGGCGAGGGCGACGAAGCCCGCATCATCAAGCCCCACGAGTTCGGGAAGTGGGAAGTGGTCGAGGTGAGCCATCCGGGCTACCTCGAAGGATTCTGGGATGCCGCCTACGGAGCTCACTCGTGGAGCTCTCAGAATCCCGATATTATCGGTGAAGACGAGATCACCATGTACGAACGGGAGCTGCACGAAGACCTTCAGACAATGCCCGAGGAGCAGCGCGAACAGTATCTCTCGAACTACAAGAGCCACCTCTCCGGCGTCTGGGCCTCGGAGAGCCGTGTGGCCAGTGCCTTTGTCACCGGTCCTGCGAAATTCAACTACCGGCGCAACGAAAAGGCCGAGAATGCCTACCGCAATAAGTACGAGGCATTCCGCCAGTGGCGCGAGCGAGCATTGAAAGCCGTCGAGCGGTACAAGGAATCCCTGAAGACGGACGAACAGCGTACCGAGGAGCTCTGGGCGAAGGTGCTCGCCGACATCGACAGCACGGCCGAGGAAATCCGCGATCTCGATATAGGCAAGGGGCGCGGATACGGCCGCGCCCTTCTGATCTCCAACTTCTTCGGGCGTATATCCACGTATGCCAAGAACGGCAACGTCGAGATCGTAGACCGTGCCATAGCCCGCGTCCGCGAGTGGAATGCCAAGTGTAGCAAGCCGATCATTACCGAACGTCATTCGTTTTTCGAGCTGCCCGACGTGGCCCGCAGTGTCCGTCAGAAGGCCGAAGAGACGGCCGGCCGCGAAAACCGCGAGGTAGCTTTCGAGGGCGGCAAGGTGGTGTGGAACTATGAGGTGGCCCGCCTGCAAATCCTCTTCGATGCGATGCCGTCGGAAGAGATGCGAAGCAAACTCAAAATGCGGGCTTTCAAATGGTCTCCGAGGTTTCAGGCATGGCAGCGCCAGCTCACCGACAACGCCGTATATGCTGCCCGCCAGGTGTTGAACCTTCAAAAGCTGTAACGATGCACTACCATCCTTCCGTCATCAAAGGAGAGCCGTTTACCGGACCATCCAGCAGGCAGGGAGAGGCCATTGTCTATATCCCGTATAGTTTCGGGACTCCGGAACGTCACTGTTTCATTCGGAACCTTGCTTCCGCATCGGGTTCCAAAATCCGGGACCATCCTCAGCGGAGGACCCTGGCCAGCCTGTTGCGGCAATTACGCCACAACGGGTTCCGCAATGTCGCTCTCTATGGAATCGAAAACGATCCCGTCCGGTTCCTCGATTGGCTCCGCCAGAAGGGGTACACCCTCGAAGTTCACGGCAGACTGTTCGACTTCCATTCGGAGCACGGCTACGTGAATTTTCACGGCAACGTCTGCGAGTACTCCGTAGCCTTTCATTACCGCATCTATTCGCGGGAATTGTTTCAGAACATCATCAACCGACTGCGCACCGTAAAACGCCATCAGGCGTGGCGACGCTAAACAGACGAAAACCATGCAAGACAACCTCTCGATCTACAACATCTATTTCCGCATCGAGGCCGGCTATAACGGGGGCTGCATGAGCCGGGAGCAGCACGAGCGCTTCTACACGGAGATCCGCCGGCTGTTCACGAAGGCGGGCTTCCGTATCGAAGACAGGGATGTCGGGTGTCCGGATCTTATTCTGGGAAAGACGCGGCTCTATTGCCACCCCGAATCCCTCTCCGGCCCCACGGAAGAGCGGCACATCGCGCTGGTGGAGGAGATACTCCGAAAGGGTGTGTCGTTCCGATACGAACGCACCGACAAGTACGAACGGCTCTACGACTTCACACCCGAAGAGGAGCTGGAATACTACCGCCGGACGAACGCCGCAACCGTCGAACGGGTATTTCTCGACGCTTTCCACACCCGGAGAAGCGATCACTACAAGTACCGCAATGAAATCCTCGAACTGCTCGTCCGGCGCTATATGGTACATACTGTCCGCTGCCCGACGGGAACTTGCTTCGATTCTCCCTGCAATCGGTATGTTCGGGAGATGTATGATTCCCTGCGTCGTCGCGGCCTGCTGATTCAGGTCGAGAGGAAGAACGACGCCGGCTCGGTACTTTATTACTGTCGCAGCGCGAACGCCACGGAGCGCCGCGCGCTGGGCTATTACGACTAAATCCCAAGAATATGGACACACGAGAACCGCAAGTGGGCGACATCGCCACGCTGCACAAACCTTATCTCGGCAGCCGCCGCATTGAGCTCATCGAACAGAACGGGTACATGTGGATTGCCCACATCTGCGAGAGCGGTAAAGAGATCGAGGTCTGGGAAGACGAATTCGAACTGGACGACTAAACGAAGTCATCATGCAAAACGACGGAAAAACAGCCAACTACATCGGTGAAGCGGTCATCCTGCTTACGGCCGACCATCTGGGCATCGAAACGGAGATGCTCGACATTGCCAAACAGGTGTGGCATACCAAACGCCTGCCCGACGCTCCGCTGTTGGGGCATTACGCCTCGGCAGCCCGTAAAGCCTGCGAGGCGGTCCTCGCCAAAGGGCTCGGCGAGCGGGCCGACCGCCTCGGACAGGTGTTCTATATGACCGGAGAGTTTCCCGAGCCCTGCCAGATCGTACGGTACAGGGATTATCTGACGACTTATGTACTGCGCGATGCGCTGGGCGACTGTACGAACGGAGGCGTTTCGAGTCGCTCGGACACCCTCGAACTGTTCGCCTCGCACCTCTCGTTCGCACAGGTGGCCGACTACTGCCTCGAAAATGGCATCGACGTGAATAGTGTCGTGAAACTGGTCTATCGGGAGAATCTCGACTACATCCATGCCGAGCCCATCGTCGGCAGAGGCAAATGGTACATGTTCGGAAATAATTACCTGAAAACATCGGATTCGCGCTTCAAGAATCTTACGGGCATCCGTTATCCGGTGCCCGTACACGACCGCACGGAAGAATAGCTATGGAAACCATCGTAACACCCATTGGCAAAGGAATCTGCTATTACGACGACCTGAACCGATGGGCCAGAAGTTTCGGCGATGACCCTGACGATCCCGCCTTCAATGCCCTGAGCTACATGGAAAGTGATTCGGACATGATACGCTGTGACGGCAATAAGCTCTGTTTCATAGCTCCGATAGTGAACGGCAAGCGTTACGTGTTGACACACGACGAGGTCAACGCTACCGAGCGTGAGATACTGACACGCTTCTTCGGGGAAGATTACAGACGCTATTTCGAAGCTTTGCCGTGCGACTGGAAAGCGTTCGATGGGGCCGAGCGTGCCATCGCTTACCGTGGCGGCAGCGGTTATTTCTATTCTATATGGGGCTACGCCGCACAGTGATAACAATTCAAAATGATATTCAGGCATGAACAAAGTGAAAAAAGAGCCTGTTCTCATTGCAGGCTTTGCCAGTCGTATCAACGCAATTAGGGATGAGGCTCTCGGCCTGATTCGGAGTGCCGTGACCGAACATAAGGTCATCGGCACATTCTACAAAAACCTGGGCGAGCATTACTCTCATGACCAAGAGCCCGAAGAGTACGACTCTACGCCCATTGTGGTTACCCATAATACGGATTTCGGCACGTACGGCGGTTACGAGGCCGCCACGGCGTACGAACTCTTTACCGACGAAAGGGGGCGTCTGCTCTGCACCCTGAACGGCGAGGCGGGCGAAGATTTCGACGAACCCCTCGAACATATCCAGACCGAAGGACTGCTCTGTATCGTCGAATGGCTGATCGAGCACGGCTTTGTCACCGATGACCCATGGCGCTGCGAAGAGTGCGGTTCGCTCGCCGTACAGGAACAGATTTGGGTCGATACCAACACTCATGCGGCATGCTCCCAAGCATATAACCGCGATGAAAACTACTGTTGCAACTGCAACGAAAATACTTACCATGTTCGGGAAAGTGAATTGTTGCGTAACATAAATGAGTGGTGGCACAGTCAAGACTTCCGGCAGATGGAGCGTCTGACCGGTTACCGACAGAACGACTTCGGCTCCGAAGAAGACGGTTGTCAGGCATTCGTAGACGCTTGCGGCAACTGGTGGAATGCATTATCGAACGAAGAAAAAATAGGTGTATGGAAAGACAATCAGTAGACAAACCGACCCGCACGGTCGTCCGATGCAGCAAGTGCGGCTCCCGCGAAGTGGATATCCGGGCTTGGATCAGCCCCAATTCGGGCAATGCCTTCGCCATGTATTACGACGGAAACGCGCTCGAAGAATCCGAAACCTGCCATTGCCGTACATGCGGCGAGTACACCAAGCCTCGCTTCGAGCAGGAGGAGATCACACCTGAAGAACCGTATCGCTGTACGAATTGCGGTTCGACCGACGTACAACGCAAGATCTGGGCGCGGCCCAACAACGGCAACCAGTATGTCGATGATGTCGGAGAATGTGAAACGCACGAAGACGATTGTTGGTGCGACTGCTGCGAAGGCCATCATGTTATCAAACCGCACCGCGACTTCATGGAGGATATCGACCACTGGTTCCTCAATGAACTGCAGCCCGACGATCCGGAAGTCATCACGGGCCTCTGTGAATGCGACTATCCTTCCGCGGAGGCGTACGATACGGCCGTTGCCGCATATTGGAACGGCCTGAGCGACGAGCAGAAGATCAGCTGCTGGAAGGCACTGACCTATGATAAACAATGCTGCGAAGAGTAATCATCATCTACCAAAATCACAATGGAACCGAAGGTATATACCAAAGAAGAACTCGTTGCCCTGATCGACCAAATAGGTTGCAACAGCGGCGGGGAGATCGAAGTGACCGGACTCAACGGCGGAGAAAACGTCTCCGTTATAGTTGCCCAGACGGAGTGGTACGATACGCCCGTATGTTTCGTGGGCGGTTACGGCAACAGCGTCGCGGCAATCGACTTCGATGACGTTGCGAAGAAGCTGCCCGGCGTACTGGACGACTATTTCGATAAGGACACCGTCTTTACGGTCAAGGAAATTTCCGTAGACCTTACCGCACTTACTTCGGAAGATGAGAGCCGGATCGAAGTGTGCGAATGCTGCGGCGGACGAAATATCTCTCCCGAACCTTACGACGACGGCTGGTGCACACGCACATGGTGTCCGGACTGCGAAGAGGAACATTATGGCACTAACCTCAAAGAGTACAAGGAAAAGATCGACGCATGGTGGGATTCGCTCGACGACGATACGGCGAGGCTCCTGTCCCGGGGAGCTGAGGACCGCCAAGCGTGGTGGCGCTCGCTTACGTTCGATGAGCAGCGGCAGCTGTACAAGAAGGTTTTCTGGGACGAAGACATGACAGGTTACGACAAATAACGAAACAAGGACATGGAACTGAAAGATTTACAAATCACCGAAGATCTCTGGGACTTTATCGAGGCAAACGTCCCGAACTACCACGAGCGCGAGGAGGTGCTGCGTCAGGCGCAGCTTCAGCTATTCATCGACGGCCACAAATCCCCCGTGGCCGGCATCACGCGCGAGGAAGCTATTTTGCTGCGCGACAACATCCTGCACGGCCTCTTCGCCGAGGCTGTCGCGGCCTTCACACGCCGCACGCCGGAGCAGAAAGCTCTGGAGGCGAAACTCGATACGATATACGGCAGCGAAGAGCTGCGGGAGCAGTTCGCCGAGACCCTGCTTAACGAAGCGATGACCGACACGGAGCCTTATCACAAGGTCGCCCGCAGCGTTATCGACGCCTATATGGAGCGGGATTGCGATGCGCTGCTGACGAGCATCTGCGGCTGGTCAATCTCGTCGCTCGCCGAGAAAGTGCTGAACAATCAATAACGAACTACTTATGATGCAACGACTTCGTGACAACCTTTATGTGCTTGTCGAGTTCCCCGAAGACAATTCATTTTTCGAAGAGAACGACATCGGCTACCCGGCATTCAACAGCGAGGACAACGGCGCCCGATACGTCCCGCAGCGCAATTATATCGACCACTTCAAGAAAGGCCCGGAGCCGAACAACTGCTTCAGACCTTTCCGCTGGCCGGAATCCCAGTCGTACCTGTTCCCCGACGAGCCGAACGATGAGGTCGATACGCTGAACGAACCCATCAGCGACGAGAAAGGTCTTGCGGACTTCGGGGAACAAGCCGTCTGGGTACCGTTCTGCAACATCAAAAAACCAACGACATGAAGACACAAAAACTGACAACCTATTTCTTCGGCCATAAGGTCGAAGTAACGCTCGCGCTTTCCGAGGAGCGCGACAAACCTTATGTTTCCGTTCCTCGCTCCGTTACAGACAACTTCTCGGAGCGTATCGAGTGCGGCCAGCGGCACGGCACATTCGAAAACCTGCCGGACGACAAACAGAATACGTATGGCGTGGGATTCTTCCTGTCGGGTAACTGGCGTATTGTGGAGATCGACTACGAGAAGATCAGCCGCGTGCTGGCATGGGACTATAATTTCGCGCCGGACGAAGCCCTTACCGAAGAGCTGTTCATCCGCTACTTCGGCGGCGTGATGGGGCGCCACTACTACGAAAAGTGGAGCCTCGTCTACGCTCACGACCTGCGGCGGATGCTGGCCTATTTCGGCAACGACCTGCGCGAGGGGCAGCGTTTCTGCGACATGGTTGCCGAGCAGGTCGCCAGATACGAACAGCGCCAGAAACAGGAGAGCCGATGATGCAGCTTCCCAACGGCCTCTTCTACGAGTTGGAAGACCTTCCTGCCGAGGTGCAGGAGCGGGCCATACAGTCCTTTTTAGAGGGCAACAGGAAAATCATTCGCGCCATGATCCGTCAGCGGCAGCGCGACGTGCAGAGGATAGGCCTGATGTGGATGATTCACTGCCTGGACATCGCCACTTACGAAAAAATGCAGAAACAGCGAAAATTCACTTATCCGGTTACGTGGCGCGGCATCTTCCAGAGTATGCAATACCAGCGCAAGTGGGAACAGGACCGCGCATGGTGCCGGAAGGTCATTATCAGCAATGTCTGCATCTTTACCGCCGAAGGCGAGTTTGTTCCTATATACAATTACGACGATTAAACAAGTCGAATTTATGACAAACCCAAGGCATGGCGCTGTACGAACAGCGCCTTTTTCATTTTGAATTTCAAGGATATGGGAAAAGGCTACGAAGCGCCTGACGAAGTTCGGGAACTCGAAAAACTAATCGACGATTTTACATATAGACACGGGCTGGACGTGCGGAATGTCTTCCGTGATCTGTTACGGTATATCATTCACGGATTTTCGTTGCCGGACACTCCGCCTCTTCAGGAGTGGCGGTACACGAAAGAGCAAAACAGGGCTTTCTACGACATGTATGCCGCATGGGTTCAGGTCATGCACAGTCAGATTGCCCGGCGCGGCTACTACGACGCATTCGGGGACCTGTACATGGCGCTTACCTCCAAACGGGGACAACAGCAAAGCGGTCAGTTTTTCACGCCGACCGATGTTGCGAAATTATGCCAAGAGATCGTGATGGGTAAAAAAGAAAGCGGGAACATTCAAAAGGTATATGATCCGGCGGCCGGCAGCGGCCGCATGTTGCTCGCCGCGAAAGCCGATCATCCCAGAAGTTACCTTGTCGCGTGGGACATCGACTACACCTGCTGCCTGATGTGCGTATGCAATTTCCTGATGAATAGTTGCGTCGGAGAGGTCGTCTGCATCGACACGCTCCGCATGGACAACTTCCGGGGAGCATGGCTCGTCAATGAAGCCTATTACCGCACGGAACTGCCTTCGGTGCGTTGGCTGAACCAAACGGAGTATCTCAAATTCAAGCAGGCTGACGTTCCGCCGTACCTGTTCTTTTGCGACTTGGAACAGTACGACAGTTACTTCAAGATGCGGGAAAGCATGGCGCGCATATTCGAAATCATCGAACAGAAAGCCAGTCCGGCAAAGAACGATGACGAAGTTCCGGAGAGCAAATCTGCATAATACGCATTTCCCCTCAAAAACCGATAGACCGTCATTCCTCTGCGGAATGGCGGCCTATTCCTTAATATACAATTTTACGACATGGAAATAAAACAACGATACTTGCCCTTGGGAACACATGGAAGAGACCGTGTAACTTGAAGACTATACAGCCCGTTTTGACCGCGACACGGGAGTGCTGGCGCATCCCGGCTGACCAACCGATCGACTTCCAGAATGACGGACAGGCCAAGACATGGTGGACGGAACTCAAAAACGCCGCCGTGCGACAAGGAATTTCCTATTACAAGGATAATGATTGAGCCAGACAATCTTACATACATGCGAGATCGCTGAGGTAATATGGTAAAATACTTAATCACCCAAATTAAATGGACACCCCAAAAAATATAATGGCTTCCATCGTAGCCATTCTGACCAACAACGGTCTAACGGAACTTTCTTTAGGAGACTACGACGAGCTCCATGACCCCGCCTACATCGTTTGGTTCGATGATGATGGAAGTCCCTATGATGACCCCGTTATCAAGGTCATGGTAGAGGACAACACCGTCTCCGTAGAAGTCGAAGCACGGGAATTCGCGAACAATGTAACCCTTCAGGATTACGAAATCAATCGTCCGGAATGGTGGCAGCAGATTCACGCCAGCGTGCTGGAGGTACTGGAAAGGGACGGCAAACGCCGTTGTCCCGTCTGTGGCAAAATACTCAAGGGCCGACAGAAATACTGTTCGGAAACCTGCCGGAAATTTGCCGAGCCCAAACCGACAGCACAAGAAGTGGCTGAATTGGCCAACAAGCGAATCCGGGAACTGATCGGCAAAATCATCGAGTACGAATCCTTGGAGCATGCAGGGGAATGTCCCGATAGCGAGTGTCACAACGGCAAAAAAGACTGCACGGGACGATCGTGCAAGCGTTGCCGCAAACGCTATTATGCGATAATAAAAAAGCAACTCATTGAAAAATATTCGATTAAAGTATGATATACAAGAATTACATCATAGAATATGTACCGACCGGCAATACGCATATCGATCATGCGGACGATATCTGTTGCCGTGTATATCTGCGACGTCCCGGAGACACGACGGAGCCCGAGCTGTTGAGCAGCTTTCTTATCGTGGGCGGGGAAGTTCACGACTACGGCTCGGCGGAGGTGGCCATAACTGCCTATATGCGCAGAAATTACCCTGACAATGATGAGCAGGATATCCGGGACTACCGGCAACTGGAGGAGTGCCGAAGAGAACTGCAGCAACGGATGAAACGGCTCATCGAGAGGATGCTCACCCGTCATGGCGGACACATCACATCGTATCCCGTAACCGACGAGTACGGGGGCAGCGACTATCCCGTGACGATGATCTTTCGTGGAAATCGCGGATGCCGGAACATCAATATGACCGACATCCGCCTCGACGAGAACGGGAGATTGAAAGCCGGTGGTATCGACGACCATGACGGAACCGTCGAAAAGAATCTCGAAATACTTCCCGAACATTATGCGGGAACACTCGCCTTTCTCGCTTTTGCACTCGGAATACGACAGTCCGGATTATAAAAACTACTATATAAAGCACAGAAAATATGGATTTACACAGGTATTACGCGGAAAATAAGGACGATATCAACTCGTCGATCATGGAAATCGCTTCGGATCTGGCCGTCGGCCGTATGGTAGACAAATACAAGCAGCCCTTCGAGGCATTCGTCGAGCCGGACGACCCCGACGATCCCGATAGCGGAACTCATTACAAAGAGGAATTCCAAGACGAGTACAACCAATTTTACGACGAGGAGTACGAGCGCGTGGCCTCGCTGATGCGCTTCGACATCGGGACGGAAGATGGCATCCGCAGAGACGGCACGGACGATCCGATCGCCTCACTCGTTTCCCGTGCGAACGCATGGCAGCAGGAGGCCCGCGAGCAAATCGTCGAAACGCTACGCCGGCACGGCGGGCGCGTGACATACACACCGGAAGAGGAACACAGAGAGTATCCCGTTACCGCGTCATTCCACGGAAGGCGCGAACATATTCGCCTTAATATCACCGACATCTACCTCGAAGCGAAGACCTGCATCATGGCCGACGGTATCGACACGGACGGCGACAAGAGAATTGGATTCCAGATCTGCGACGAACAGCTCTACGACATCGCGCTGTTTCTTAAATATGTCTTATAACTATGGCAACGAAAGCTGTTTACATTACCGTTCGTCTCGATCTGGAGAGTACGGCGGCGGTCATCTCCGACGAAGAAGTGCAGCATCTCATCTGTGAGATGGATTACGGGTTTACCGCACCGGAAGGCAGCGGCATCACGATTATCGATACCGAAATCTGCGGACTGAACGAATAAAATATTTTCAGAAAATGGATAAAAAAGCGATCATTCAGGAACTACGCGCATGGAACGACGCCGTGCTCACCGCTCAGGCCCTGCCGTTTCTCGAACCGCTCGGCCTGACCATGCGTTTCGACGCCGATGTTTTCGACGAAGACGAACGGCAGGATACCGGCTGCATCGCCCTGTACAAGGGCGGCAGCGTCTTCGAAAAGGAAATCATCTATTGGATCAATTACGAAACCATGGCCGACTTCTTCATCCGGGAAGACGACTGCTCGCAGGAAGCCTGCAAGGAACAGATGCACATCAATCTCTTCCATGTGATCGGCTCGGCACTTGTGGAGATGTTATCTGACCTATACGGCCAAGGCAACGAGACATTCGATGCCTCGGTAGACGACTTGCCGGAAAGCCCCTTGCGCTCGCTCCTGCAGGGCGACGGCGATTCGAAGCAGCTATCCGCACTGAGCGAGGAGTTCGCAGCCTGTCATCAGGACAATCGGGCGGAGGACAGTTCCCTATACCGCTTCTGCATGCAGTACATCGCACAAAAACCGGTTGCCGATCCCGACCGAGTTGCCATTACGGACGACGCATGCGAGGTGATCGAGGTCTTCACGACCCCGACGGTCAACCCCGGGATGTTCCGCCGCCGCGTCCGGAGCCTCATGCTGTCCGGATTACCGCAGCAGGAGGCCGAAAAGGTCGTGGCTTCGACACCGCAGAAACTGGAGCTTTTCTACGACGTCGCTCTCGGAGCTTTCGCCATCGATGCCGAGGCGGTAGGCAATACGCCGCTCTACAATCCTTATACGGGAGAAGAGATCCCCGACGAAACAAAATAAAAACTGAAACTATGACAACATTCAAAAAAGGACAGCGGGTCTGGTGGGACCCGAACAACGAACACTCCGGCGAATACGACGTACTGGATCCGCAGGGCGAACTCAATATGGGTAAACCGGAAAACGAACACATCATCCGTATCGGCAACGGAGAGAAGACATGGGATGTCCCGGCCAATTACCTGACGATCGTATTCCCCATCTCGGACGAAGATCGTCAGCAACTCGAACAGCAGGAGTTCCGCAATCGATTGCGTGACAAAGAACTGACAGAACACATCCGAAAACTTGTCGTTCAGTTCGAAGACCAAAATTTCGAAACCAAAGGATACTCCGTCCGCATCAGCGACGAAGACCACGACGCTTGCTGCGTATATGGATTTCAAGTGGACGAAGATGTACTTTATGCCCTGTTGGACTACGACAACGGCGAACTGCGGACGGTACCGGTTTCTGACCTATGCGTCGTGGAATTGTTCGACGCTTTTTGGCTGTTGGTCCAAAACGCTTAAAAGAAACGGCAAAATACGATCATAACAAGGTTATATAATCAATTCTATGAAAACGAAATTTTTGTGTTACAGCCGCTCGAACCCTAATCAGGTCGTTTGGCATTATGCTGAACTGGAAAAAATCGGCGCGGGCGTGTACATCTACCTTCAACAGAAGGATCAATATCGCGAAGAGGACGATATGATCGCCATCGTTCTACAGCTGGACAACGTCTTTTTCGAACATGGAGTCTACAGCCGCAGGTACCTCTCCGGCAAGAACGTAGTCGCTGTCGGAACCGAATTTCTTGCAAGCTTCCATCTTAACATCGAGCAGACCATGCAGGAAGGACGACATCTGCAGCTCCTCTTCGTGCGAATTTATGAGGAACTGGGCCGCGATGCGGCACCTTTGATCCGCTACAGGGAAGAGCGCGGGCTGCGCTTGCAGCAAGAGGCAGAGGTGCGAAAGCACCGGAAAGAGCAGCGGCGTCGACAGGCCGAGGAACAGCAGTGCGAGCAGTTGCGGCAGGCAGGAGACAAGTTCCTCGCCGGGGAATTCATCTCCTGCGAGAATTTTATCGCCCTGTGCAAACGCGAACGGATTCCCATACCACTCCGCACGCACGGCACCCTGCACCGGAGCGTTCATGAACTCTCCCGGAATAATATTCGTTATATGCTCACGAAAAGCAGGACTATTCCGAAGCTCGGCGGATGTTTCGCGTTGGTCAAAGCCTTGTGTGAAAAGCTCTCCGAAACAACAGATTCAAATATGACGAAATAGAAACTCATTCGATATGGTAGTATGCAGCATTTGCGGCGGCACGCATGTTAGGTGTGCCGCCGTCGTTGATCCCAACACCAAAGAGTTTATCGAGTTCGGCTACGAAGCCTTCCTCGATGGAGAATGCAGTCAGTGCGGCAATGTCACCCTGACCGATCCCGATGAAATAAAGGCCGACATCGACAAACGGTGGGCGGAATACATTGCCAGAAATGGGTCGCATCCTAATTATGTTCTCTGTGAGATCGTCCGTACCGACAACTACGACGGGTACGAGCAGGCATACATCCGTATCGGAGGACCGGAAAACGTGGTCGGCGATGCAGACATCATCGCAGTATGCTGCGATCTCGACGAACTCAAAAACCTGACCGAACCCGATCCCGAACGGGGATTCACCCTCGTCGAATGTCAGGGTTTCGAATTCCGGCCGGTCATGGAGAACCGTACCTACCAGATCGAGATCGACAGTGAATGTATTCCCGTAACCACGGAAGAGGTGCTGGAATTCTATCCTAAGCAACACAACCTGACGCAGGACGACATCGAACAGTATGCTGCCGCCAACACGGCCCTGATCAAATCCTATCGGGGATGCGAGCGGTGGCTCGATGCGGCACTCGTCCGACGGCTGCTGGACGAGGAGCGGCTGATGAAGCCCGGCGAAAGCAACAGTTTCAAAATGCAGCTCCACTTCGTGTGGTTCGTGAGAATCCGTAAAGAGCGGGAGGAGCAGTACGCCCCGTTCTGTTATACCATGGAGGCGTTCTGTCTGGACAACATCCAAACTTTCACGCGCCGCTACATCACGCTCGAAGCAGCCTTACTCCATTGTTTGAACGGGTTCAACGAAAATGCGAGCATCCCCGATCGCTACCGATCCATGGACGAGTATCTAACTAAAAACCAAAAGCAATGAACTTTTCCAGTATCCAAATGCAGCAAACCCTCCGTCAGTTGGAAGTGACCATGACGGATATAACACCCGAGCAGCGCAAGCTGCTCGACGATCTGAACGCCCTAATTGAAGAGAACGGACGTCACTACATCGTCGAATCCCTGACTGTAGAGCAGATGCGCGAACATGGCTACGACGTGACGGAGCAGGATGCCGGCGTCATCGACCGCATTGCCGAGAAGGTTGAGGTGGATGCCGACATGCTTTGGAACGGCGTGGCCGTGTGGGCCGAAAATTACGGAATAAAATCACTCGAAGAGTATTGAACTATGACAAGAGAAGAATACCTGCGGCGCCCTCCGATCGAGGGCGTCGTCTACAAAATCGACGAGGAAGAGATTCGGGTGCAGAATGATTGTACCTTGTTCATCCATATCCACAACTGCCGGAAGGTCACCCTGCAAGAGGTACGGACGCATTTTCGCCAACTGCGACACGAAGCCAAGGCGTCCGGAAAGGTCAGACTCAGAGGTACGACCAAATTCATGCCCGCCGTCCGCAAACTCTACCCGGCATACTGCGCCGCCTGCGAGGATATAGAACGGCTTTTTTCCGAACTGACAGCCCTCGTCCGCCAAATAGAGCAGGACGGGCTGCACAGGGGCTGCTCGGACGACGAAGTCTTGAAGGATGCGATACGGAAACAGAACGAGATTCGTACATATTACTACCGCAACAGCGATTATTCCCGTTTTCTGGGTTATGACAATCGTGTTTGCGAGTTGTTGCGGAACAAACCGTGGAGAGACGAAAACATCATCGGAATGACACTGCCTATATAACAAAAATTAAACCGATATGCCCAAATACAAATATTTTCAGGACGAGAAAACCATGGTGTGGCAGCGTCACGCCTTTACGGTCGCGGCCGAATCCGAAGCGGAGGCCGACTGTATCATTCGTGAAAACGAGTTGAATCAGGAGTGTGTCACGGATGTCGACGATGACCGCATCGTCTTCGAGAACACGGAAACACTTTCCGATACGCAGAGCCGTATCGAACCCGACGAAAACGGCGGACGGCACACGCTGGAGGTCCTTACGGCGGACAAACGACGGTCCGTCTGCACGAATGCGGACGACAGGCTTTCCGAGGGATCAGAACATCCCTGCACAGCACCCGCTGAAAGGGAAACGTTGTCGCCCCAAGAGCAGATCAAAAGCATCACCGACAAGTTGATCGTTGACCTCTGCCGTATTACGGAGCGGCCGGATGACTGGCTCCCGCATACGGTGTACGTGGAGGAAGAAGCAGAAGATGCAAGTTGCTTCGGAATGCCGGTATATACGATGTATAAGCTCGAAGACTACAAGGCAGACGGAAGTTGCACGCTCTATAACCCGCAAACAGACGAGCGTCGCGGCGGGCACCTTTACGAAATCAACATCGATTGGCTCATAACGGTATGGCACCGTTATCGGGAACTATGTGTCGAACAAGGACTCTGGCGTGAACAGGCTATTCACCTGCTGGAACAGGAGACGGATGCTTCGCTGTCCGACATTCTCGAGTTCGTCGGGGAGCATTGGCAGAACCTCGCCTCTGACGAGGAAAATATTGCGTCGTTCCGGCAATGGTTAGCGCAGGACAAAGTAATCGAATAAGTTCAATATTTACGCGCGCATGTAATAGTATTATCAAGTACATATCTTCAATACATGAATATATCACTTAATAAATTGAATATCATGTATTTGAATCATATTTTTGCCTAAAAAAAAGGTGGCTTCGCCCTAATATTCCCTATATTTGTCCGATTGGAAATATTCATAAAATCAGCAAATAATGATTGAGAGGAAAAGGGGAAGAGTATTGTGTCATTCCTATCGAATAGAATATCGAATTTACATTATTCCGAAATCGTCTTTTGTTTCGAGAACAATGGCTGACGATTTAAGCAAAATCGGTTAGCGCAGACAATTCTGGGAATATAGTAAAATTCGAAGGCTCAATGAACACCAGCTTCGAGAAAGCGAAAAACAGTTCGGATGAATGGTATACGCCACCTTCTATTTTCGAAAGTCTCGGTCCATTCGATCTTGACCCGTGTGCTCCGGTAAAGCCTCTCTGGAAAATCGCGAAAGTCAATTATTCGAAACTTGACGATGGGTTGTCGCATGAATGGCATGGTCGAGTATGGCTCAATCCACCTTATTCTCATCCCCTCATCGAACGTTTCGTCAAAAAAATGGCACAGCACGGCAATGGTATCGCGTTGTTGTTCAATCGCTGCGACAGCAAATTATTCCACGATGTGATTTTTCCTGCAGCCGATGCAATTCTGTTTTTGCGGGGACGTATCAGGTTTTATATGCCGGACGGCAGTCAAGGAGGATCTCCGGGATGCGGAAGCGTTTTAGTTGCTTTCGGGAAAGACAATGCCGACACCTTGGAGGCTTGTAACATTCAGGGACAGTTTTTCCGAATAACTCATTCTGAAAGACGGTAATAGAAGAAACCGTATAAACGCTGTTGAAGCCTCTGTCGAAATCTTTGACGACCGAAACCTTTTAGCTGACAAACTATAAATTATCGTTCCGATTCCACGATGTACCGTTTCTCGATGTTAGATTCGACTAAAGGAATATTGAATATACAAATTTCCGTCTTATCTGTAAGGGCGTTTATCTGGCTGTTATAGATGAAGTTGTTGCGTTTGCAATAACGCAAATATTCCTCGTCTGCGGTTACGAACATTAAAAGTTCTATGATGATAGGTTTATGTGCGAAAGTCCAAAATTTATGACGAACCGTATAGACTCTCCGCCGAAGTTTTCAGCGGGAATTGCTACTAAAATTGAAAATTTATGAACGAACAACGCATGACTCTGGATCAGAAGATCCAAAATATACTGGATAGAGGGCCCATGGCGGCCCTCTATTTTGCTGTTGCTGCCAACGTACTGCGGCAGGTAATCGAACAGAACGACAGCCGATTCGTATTCGGGTTATTCGGCGGCCTGATCGATGTGGCGACCATTCGCCACTGTGTAAAAACGATAAACGAAAACCTTAACGATACAAAACGATGAATAACGACCGCAGAAACCGCCTCCAAGAAGTTCGAGAATCGCTGGACGACGTGATCTCCCAAATCGAAGAGATCAAAGACGAGGAGCAAGAGGCACTGGATAATATGCCCGATGGGTTGCAGCAAACCGAGCGCGGCGACAGAATGCAGACGGCCATCGACACGATGGATGAGGCCATTTCAGCCATAGAGGACGTGCAGCAGACCATTGACGAAGCGGCGCAGTAAAAAAGCCGTACAGAATTTTTCTGTACGGCTTTCCTTTTTATTCCCCGTTGTTTCAAACGCCAAGAATGATATTGGCATCTATGGCGAGTTTGACATTCATAGTGCGCGCGACCTTGAGTGTAGGTTCGCTCTTACCTGTAAGGTATTCGTTTACGCGCGAAGGACTTACACCCAAAATATCGGCAAGCGCCTTTTGGGTGAGGTTGCGCTCATACATGCGTAATTTCAAAACGTCAATCAATGACGGAGTTTTTACCGGATAGGTAATTTCCTCGTAATCTGCCACCAAATTGGACAGCAAAACCAACTCGATGGAGTTTCGATCATCCTCCGGAGTTTCTTCCGTAACCAGCGGCATGAGTTCCTCTATGCGAGCCATAGCCGCATTGTACTGTTTCTCATTTTCTATACGTGTCATTTTTCCAGAGTTTTAGTAATTCCCGATTTTACAATGCGGAACAGTCGTCGATCTTGTCGTACTCGGCATGCGTACAAATGCGCCTGATATAGATCATCTTGATCCTGAATTTTACCACGGCGATAAGCCGGTAGTCATTGCCCTTTATATTGAATACAAAGTGTTGATTGCCTACGGAATCGACACTGTTGAAATCTTTTTTGATATCCGCAAAGCAGTCCCATTGGGCATTGCCGGTCTTCTTGTACCACTCTTCGAGCGCTGTCTCCGCATCGGCATGTTCTCGGTAAAACATAACCAATGTCTTGCGAGCGATTATTCTCATACGTGACTCACATTAGTAACGCAAAGATAATACCGATATTTTGAAAAACAAAATAAAATTACGAAAAACAAAATAAAAATTGTCTAAAACCTTAACACCTATGGCAGCCAAAGGAGTATCCACGATGTCGGAGCCGCTGGAAAGCGCCGACTATTATGCTCTGATCGAGCATCTGGAGCAGGACGGCAAATACCGCTGGGCCCTGTTCTGCATCATCGCCTGCACGATGGGCCTTCGTGTCAGCGACGTGAAACGCATCCACTGGCAGGACATTCTGGCCGGGGACCTGCACTTCATCGACGAAAAGAAGACCGGTAAGAACCGTCGCATCAAGATCAACGACTCGGTGCGGCGCAAGTACCTCGAATACTACGACCGTATGGGGCGCCCTCCGCTGGAGCAGCTCATCTTCCTGAGCAAGCGCACCGGACGGGCCTACACCACGCAGAACATCAACACCCACCTGCGGAATTTCAAAAAGAAATACCTGCTGCCCGTAGAGCGGTTCTCGTCGCACTCCCTGCGCAAAACCCTCGGCAAGAAGATCTACGAGGACAACGGGTGCACCGAGTACGGTTTGATGCTTGTGAACAGAACTTTCAACCACCGGGACCTCCAGACCTCGGAACGCTATATCGGTGTATCGACCCATGCACTGGAAAACGTCTATGACTCTTTTCAGTTCGAATGACAACAACTATTTTATATCCATCCAAAATATTCTCTCGATGAATATGGAACCTACCACGAAGAAAAAGTATGCCTTGAACCATGTTAGAAAGCTGGCCCGCCGCTACCAGACGAAAATCAACGCCGCTTACCGCGAAATCGACGAACACGTCCGCAGCGGACGCAGCGGCAAGGTAACCACTCCCAATTATGCCCGTGAAGTGATCGCACCGCTGACCTGTGCACTCGCAGAAGCGCTGCCCGGGCGCGAAGTCTCGGTACAGGATGCAGTGGAGGTGTTCGGTACAGACGCCTACTTCCTGCTCCGGATCGGAGGGCTCACGATCGGGGGATTCTCGTATCCCGGCCCTAAGGCCGCACAGATAGACTTCACTATCTTTGCACGCGGAAAGCCGTGGGGACGGAGCATTGCCGTCACCAAGTTCTCCCGGCTAGTGAAACTGGTCGCCGAACTGGCAGATTTTGTAGAACCAGGTAAGAAGAAAAGATATGATGATATACGACGACAAGGAAATACAGCGACAGTATCGGACAATAGCGCTGCTGGCTATCAGTAAATGGTTGTTTTTGGGGCTTATCGTACTTGTCGGTATTGCAGTGGCCGTATTCTCGCCCCAAGAGGATCCTCTCGACCGATCGGCGATCAAAAGCCGGCAGCTGGTTACCGAGATATATGTCGTAGATAGTACCAACAACGGATTCCGCGTCAGTTATGCCACCATCAACAGCGTTACCCGGGAGCGCTTCGAGGAGATACGCAGCCGGCCGGCAGTACGGGATTCGCTGAGTAAACTCATGGAAGTGGCACCGCGGAAATTTCCCGACATGGTCCATTTGGACATCTACGACTTCGCGGATTTCGCCAAGCGGTTCGATCCGGCGGACATACGGATTCATAACATCTTCGTATACGGTCGAGAGAAGGAGAACATGTACATCGGGGACAACCCGCTCATCAGAAATCCGGCCCGATCGATCGACAGACGGACGGCACAAGGACTCCTCTACATCCGCGACGAGGATATTTACTTTCCGGATTCGGACTGTGGCAGAGTTTATAGGTATTTCCAGTGCCGGGGTATGTTTCAATTCTCTGACACTGACGAACATTTCAGCCACTTCTCCGAAGAGGAGAGAATATAATGAAACGCAACGGAAGTATATAAATACTAATTAGTTGTGAAGTAAAAATATCTTCAAAAAACTTGTTTTCAAGTCTCCGTTTAGGTATCTTTGCACCGGGGTGAGAGCTCTTTAATTGACAGACAACAGATTCTATAAATTGGTGAATTATGAGATCGAACGATGAAGAAGTGAAAGCATCATGGAAATTGAAACGGTCCGCCTCAAATTCGAAGTGTCGAAAGAAACGAAAACGCTCATCGGGTTCGTTACCCGGAGTTCCGCGACATGGCGGTTGCGCGGTGTAAGCGAAAAAGACGAATGTCCCAAGAAGATATGCGTCCTAGCTCAGGACTTACAGGGGCTTATCGAACCGGGCATCGTGTACGAGGTCGAGTTGCGCCCGATGCGTAAGGGCAACGGATTCATTGTCATCTCGGCCACTCGTCCCAAATACGAGGCGACGTTCGAGACGACAGTCATCGAGAAAACCGTATATCAGGTACGAATCATCTTCGGACACAAAACAATTTATTTCGACCCAAAGGACGGCAACTCGCCATCGAGCCGTACCATCGCAGGGGTCGAGAAAGCACTCCGCGAGCGGCAGGATCTGGCTGACACGGAGAAAGTGATAGAAAGATTCCGGGCCGAGGCTGAGAAATTGCTCGACCGGATCGAACAGGACGGCTACATCATCCGACGATGAGCCGTCCGACTGCGGGGATTGCGACGGATGCATCCCACTCAATCAAAAACGGCTGCACGCGCTTCAGGGGAGTAGACCTGAAGACCGGCACCGAAATCTTTTCCGAGAACATAGGGAACCAGACGGTCAACGTCGGGGAATTTCTGGGTGTAGTTGCTGCAGTGAAGTACATCATCGAGCATGATTACTCGCCAGAAATCGTGTATACCGACAGCGTGACCGCGATTTCGTGGTTCCGCAACAAACGCACGGCATCGCGGCGTAAGACTGCGGCGCTGCTGCGGGCCGAGGTGTTCCTGCAGGCGGTATCCCATCTGGTCGATACGATACGTGTCGAACACTGGGACAACGACGGCTGGGGCGAAACCCCGGCTGACTACGGCATGAAAACACGTTGAAAGTTTTAGACGGAGCGTCTTCCCACCCGTGAGGGCCGGAAGGCGCATTTTTAATTCTTCTTATCCTTTCCGACATGGCAAAGAAATTATCCGACAAGACCCGGTACGTTACCCTGCGCGAACAGGATTACCGGATGCTGCTCAACGATCATCTGACACTTCGGGCCATGAAAATACTGGGCGTCGAGAAGCATCCCGCTTTTCGGGCTGTAGAGAGCATTCTCAAAGACGGACGGGTCGAAATTCACATCCGGCCCGTCGACGGCAAATACAGGTAAAAAGCTTCGATACCGCCCTTATTTCATCAGACATAGATCATTCAGGTCCAACAGCCGCTTGTTCTGTCGTGAGGCACGGTTGAGAATGGCTTCCACAAACGGATCGACGCCGGTATGGTCGAACAGCACCGTATGAACGCTTTTCAGGACATTGCAAAGCAGCCTATTTTCTGTGAGTTGGTCATCATCGCTTTGGGGGAACATCGCCTCATCGAAATACTCCGTATAGGGCGGCGTTTCGACGAATGGAGCGTTGTTGCTGAAGATTCCCATCAGGTAGATGTACGGAAGACGGAAGTCGGCGATAAGTTCCGTTTTGAACGCTTGCAGCAGAGAGGCAGATACCGTATCGAAAAGACTCCAGCGTACATGGAGATAGGTGTCGATACCTTCGGACGAAAGGGTCCGGTAGAGAGAGCGTAAGTTGGTACGGTAGCGGGCCATAGAGGTCACATCTTCGTACCGGCTCTGAGAGATGTGTCCTACACACAATACGGATTTAGCGGGGTTCTCGACAAAATTCACCATAGATTTTCAGTAATTACAATTTTTGGAACCCCGCTGAGACCGACAGTATCGGTTACGAAAAGGGCGCAAGAGCAACAGTTCCTAACCAAAGGTCTTGCGAACCCTACACATGGAAAAGTCGTCCTACGCCCAAAGGATGCCACGGTGTAAACCGTAACACACCTTCGAGTCGACTTACTTTTTGCCATGTGTAATTCACCGCCGGGAGTACCCGGACGGGTCGCAAGAATTCGGTTAGGCAGAAAGAGTAAATCTACTCTGTATCTATCCGCAACGCTTTACGCGCCGCTATGTCGCATCGCTCTTATTCGAACGATATTTCGGGTCTCCGCTATGTAATAACGGGGAACCTCAAGGGCAAAAATAATATTTTTTCCTCTTTTCGGCAAGGCAAAGGGCTGTGTAGGCCGCATTTACCAGACGAAAAATTATATGTGTACTATCAACTATGGTATCGAAAATATACTCCTATGCGAACGACTTACTATTATTACTACTATCTTTGTGGGGACGGCAAAAAAAATAGGGCTTGAAAGCCCTTGTTGCCGTTTCCTATGTAGGTTTAGTCTTGCCTTAATCTTGCAGATGTGTTGTAAATCAGAGCACTAAGCTACATTCTGCAATCGTATTGATAAAATAGTGAAACCTGTAATTTCCGATGGGGCATGCCGTTCATTGATTCTGCAAAACAAAGATTTTTATATGGATTTAATAAATACAGCAGG